AACCATCATCTAGTATTTCTGCTTCTTCTTTGTTCTGTGCCATTCCTTTTACATTATGCGCAACTTTAAGAACAGTTGGTCTACCTTCGTATTCAATATCAAAAGCAGTTCTCGATGATCCCTTGCCCATCTTTTGGGCACGTGCGACCGCATATTCAATTCTTTTCTTGTATGATGTTTGTGGCGTGTATACCGATTTATCCCAATCTGGTGGGAGTGGTGCTTCATCGATTGCTGATTCGCCGATGATGTCTGTTATTCTCATGGATTTAACCTCTTAGTTTTCCTATATTTATTGTAATTTTGAGATAACAAAAAGCCCACTCGAGAGTGGGCTTCCGTTGAACTACAGTGCATCAATTATCTTTTAGATAGACGCATCATCCAATCCAGCAGTTCTTAACTTAACAATATTGGATAACTGCCATTGCTTAATATCCAATCCTTTGATAACACCAAGATACTGATTTCTGAGTAAGGCAACGTCATTGATTAAAATCTCAAAATCAACCACGTCTTGTTCTCCATCTACATATCTATCACAATCTCTACTACTCAAAGAACGTTGATATGTTTCAAGATACTTTTGGAAATGTTGACTTTTCATCTGCTTCAAACAAATGTTCAAGTATTCCAATATAGCCTCAATCTCTTGTAACTGGCAAAAACGTGTTTCAACAATCCCTGGCATTGCAGCTGCCGCACGTTCAATACTACCAGAAATCTTAACGTCTACCTTGGCAGAACCTAATTCTGACCGATAATGGGCAATTGCGTGTGGAACATTCGTTATATCCCGTGAAACCTTGTCGTACCAGTTGGTCATTTCTGCCTCTTATTCGTCGTCGTAATCTTCGTCTTCGTCATCCATAACTGCTTCTAATGCAAAGTCTAAGTATGGGTCTACACCTACTAAACTTTCTAACGTCGTTTCTTTAATCCCGTGGTCTTGTAATACATTTACATACTCAACTGCCGCGTTCTTGCGTTGTCTTTCCGATAAGTGCTCAACTAATACAGTCCAAATGTCAGTGATTAATGCTTCTTTCATGGGTTGTTTTCTCCTTAATTAAAAATGTTAACTGACCTTATGTATCATTTTCAGAAATGGGTTCTGTGGCAGATACGTCATCTTCAAACAAATGCGGTGACTCAGCTTTAACTATCGCATATCGTTCATTAATCATACTAATAACTTCTGGTAACATAGCCTTAGCTTCAGATTCCCATACAACCGTAGTATCATATCCTCGGTACTTAGTCATCGTATCGATTTTCAGTTGGTCGTAAGCCCATATATCAGTAGCGTACTTATTGGCTTGCGTGTGATAATAGTCGGGTTGGTATTTCGTAGGATTACAATGCCAATAATCTCCGTTAAACTCAACACAGACTTTTAACTTTGGTATAACGAAATCGTAAAGATAATACTTGTTGTTTTCAAGGTTACGAACACCAAATTCCTTTTTACCTTCACCACCTACATAAACATTAAACCCAGTTGGGATTTCTGCAATTACTGCATCGAAGAAGTTTTTTGCTACCTTGGAATCTACTCGGCTTACATATTTGCTCATCCACATCCGTTCACCTTCTTCTTCACCATATCGTTCGATAAATCCATCAAATGAATTAGAATGTTTCATTTTTTCACAATGCTCATTGTACAACCTTGTACCCTCTTCTTCACCATTCCTTTTAATAAAAGCATCGATCGAAATTGAATCACTATTCGCTTTGGTGATAGCAATCGCTTCTTCCTCAGAATAACCTAGATTCACCCAATAGACTGGTGAAAATGCAGTTCTGGCTTGTAATTCCTCTTTGGTGTATAGTTCAGAATTTCTCTTACCATTAGCACGTTGAATTTCAGAAACTTTATCGGTAGCTTCTTGATCGGTAAAACCACGAGAAGTCCAATATAATGGATGTCGTGGGCTTCGTTGAGATTGTAATTCAGATACCTTTGTTTTCGCATCTTCCTCGGTATATCCTTGATCAATCCAATAGCTTTTACTGGTAATGGATACTTTTTTTGGTATCGTCTTCTGTCGTTCATCTTTACACGCGATAGAACATACATAATCAATGGTCATCACACTATCAACTTTCTTAATCATTTTACCACATACTACACATTCCTTCATATTAACCTCACGATAAACGGGTGGTTCACTCGCAGTGAACCACCCAATACTAGACTAATCTAGTTCATTCTCATCCACTTCTTCGATTACATTATCTTTTAGTTCAGACGCTGCCAACTTAGTAGCAAATTCCGAGATAACCAAATCTAAGATGCCATTCTCATTTTTATTCCACTCTTTACGGAAGTACTTGTGAGTAACACCATTGGTATCCAAATAGCTGTACCGATTACCCTCTTTTTGGATTAGTTTCTTATTTTCCAATAAGCTAAACATACCACTGTACAAACTCATACCTTCGTTATATGGAATGTGAACCTCGATATCAGTGAATGGTTGTGCGTAACGAGTTTTCATAATCTTACAACCAGATCGAATACCTTGAACTGTAGATGTTTTATTACCCTCTTCATCCTCTTTTAGTTTCAACTTTTTCATTGCAACTAAGATACTAGAAGCATACACTGCAGAATTACCCCCACTTACTTTTTGATCAGGATTGTAGGGGTCTTGCGAGTCATAGGTGTGGTTAGTACACACCATACCAACGTTGTAATTACCGAACATATTAACGCAGTTACGAACCAATGCAAATAACGCTTTGGGTTTACGACCCATATCACCTTTCAACTCACCGCTGTCAAACTGGTTTACGTCAGTTGGTGTTAATAACATACCCAGTGAGTCGATAACAAATAAAACTTTAGGTCTATCGGCTTCATCCATTGCTTTGATCTCTTTCATGAACTCTGAAATAGTCTTAGCAACGTCATCGATCATTGACATACTCAATCTAATCAACTTGTCTTCAGATGTATCAACGCCCAACGCATGAAGCCACGCCTCATCCAACGCGTTTTCTGTATCAATCAATACAACAAAGATACCTTGTTCCTGTGCATTTTTAACAATGTTACCAGAACAAATATATGACTTACCACTGTTATGACTTGAGAATCCATCACTCCAATAACGGTGGTTTGGATGTAACACTTCGAAATCATAACACTCAGCATCTGCCAAGAATTCTTTACTAACGATTTCTTCAGCACCATCAACCGTCATAACTGAATCACCGATGGTCAATGCACCCGCAGTAACCCATTCACCATCTTCCAACTGATACAAGTGATTTGTTGCTGATTCTGCACTTCTAGTAGCAGTTGAAATACGAACAACAGCTAATGAACCTTTGTCGAACCACTGACCAACGAGTTGATAATCATCTGGTGTAGCAATACTTAAACTCAAAACCGCGTCATCGTGAACTAAAGAACGAAGTTTAGAAACAGTCACTGTTTCAGCAACCTCAACACCATCAATCGTGTATTTGACATCGACCTTAGCCAATGCTGGTAAGCAACCAGATTCACCAGCAAACACGGTAACCTTACCTAATGGAATACCTTTATTGAAATCACCACTAATCAAATAGTTAAGTGCATAATTACCACAACTAATCCAATCAGTTGGGTCATTGAAACCAACACCAAGACCTTCAATGGACTTGGTTAATGTTTTACGAAATTTACTTACGTCAAATGCTTTCATTGTCTCTCCTCTTTAAACGAAAAAAGGGTGTGCAGGACCTATCCTACACACCCAATACTACTGATTAAGCCGTTTGACGGTCACGAATCATTTTAAGAATGTCTTGTGCACGACTTGCGCCTTCACCTGACGTTTCAGGTGCAACCGCTGGTGCAGCATAAGAAGCCGCTGCAGGAGTTTCCCATGGTAAATCATCAGCAGCCGATAAAGGAGCAGAAACAACTGGGTCAGCAACTAACGCAGGTACTGGAGAAGCAGGTGCTGCAACTACACGAGATTCAGTAGTAGGTGCTTGAATGCCATTTGGACGATAGTATTGACCCCATCTTTCAACATCATAGGCTTCACCATCAACCGATGCTTCGAACATTTCTTTGATAACTTTCAACTCAACTTCACCAGGACGTTTAGGTAAGAAGTCAGCTAAGTTGAATAACCCATGGTCAGCAATTGCTTGTAATTCTTCTTCATTTAAAGCACGTTCACGACGGCTCCATTTAGAAGTTGAGTAATCAGCAAATCCACCTTTTGAGGTTTTGCAAATACGGAAGTCAAGACCACGCAAGTAATCAGTTGGTAATTCATCCAATTCTGGATCTAATAAAGCAGATTTAATCAAACCAAAGATTTGTGGACTGATAATGAATCTACGGATTTTGTTTTCAGGTGGGTTTTCTTCTTTCAAGCCATCTTCAACAACAAAGCCTTGTGCTAAGAATGTACGTTTTTTCCAATACTTACGACCCATTTCTTCCAAAGATTTGTCTTTGAACCAACCACGAACCTCGGTTAAAATTGGGCAGTATGCTTTTGCATCATACATTTCAATACATGGAACTTGAACAACAACTGGACGTGAATCTGCCTCGCCTTTAATGCCAGCGAAGGGAAGTCTAATCATTTGTTTTTCAACCCAGAAGAAATCATTGGTTGTGTCTGCATCCGGTAAGAATCGGATTGTTGTTTCATTGCCGTCAGCAATGTTCCAGTGTGGATAGATAACGCTTGGTTCGCCATTAGAACCACTGTTAGATTGGTTGTTTTGTGATGCTTGAAGTTTTGCGCGGATTTCAGCTAAAGATGCCATTTGTGTATTCCTATAAAAAGTAAAAGTTTGTACTGCTCTTGTGAATTGTAACGCTGTTGTAAGTATATCTAAATCATAATGCCGTCCTAGGTTGCTTTTGAAAGTTTGGGCTAAGGGTTTCTTAGCCCAGTTTGTTAAGTATATAGTGTTTGTTCGGTGTTGTCAATCTTTATTTCTGTTTAACTTGAGACTTGACGTCATTTGTTAAGTATAGTTGTTTTGTTTTAGTATGTCAATCTTTATTTTCCATCATTGAAATATCGTAAGTCTGTAATCTCGCTATTAGGGAACTTTTTTCAAATATGGGTTAATTATCTTTTAGTGTGTAAGTTGTTGATTTTAATCTGTTATTTTGGAGCCATCTATCGGACTCGAACCGATGATGAGTTTTTAACCTCGCCGGATTACTAGACCGGTGCAATAGCCGCTATGCGAAGATGGCTTGTTTTAACTTACAATGTATTTATATAAAACTCAACATTTTCCAACTTTATAAATATGGATGTGCATGGCCCACATGTACATCCTATCAACCTAACTTTCAATATAATATTATGACTTATAAATGTAAAATATGCGGTAAAGAATTCGACAACAGTCGTTCATTGGATGCACACTACCACGTTCATGGTGGCGTTAATGGTAGAAAAGATACTACCAAGTGCTCCTGTATTTATTCCAAAAAGGTAGTACTAGTTTCTTACCTTGAAACTCATATCGCTGGTTTAAGTAGATGCAAACATTGCGGTAAAATCACAAGTAGGGCGTATAACAAGTTTTGTTCAACTAGCTGCGCTGCATCACATAACAATGTTGGTCGTAAAACAACTGCCAAACACCGTGCAAAAACAAGTGCGTCCATTCGCAAGAATCTCGAACTTAATCCAAAACCACCCTACACTAGAGTAGCACAATGTATGGAATGTGGTAAATGGTACCATAAAGTAGGTGATCGTCGCACATGTTCGGATGACTGTTACAAAGAGATCATATCTCGAACTGCCAAAAACAACCCATTGTTTGGTGGTAATCGGAACAATCATGCATATGGCTGGTATGATTCACCATTCGCTGGTCGTGTTTGGTTAGAATCATCTTATGAGTATCGAGTTGCCTTTGATTTGGATGTAAATCAAATCCCTTGGATACGACCACCGCACATGTATTACTTCCTAGGTGGTAAAAAGAAAAAGTATTTTGCTGACTTTTATCTAACTGAACAGGATATCTACTTAGACCCAAAGAACGATTGGCTTATCCCAAAAGATATCCCGAAAATCAATCAAGCTATGAAAGATAATAATGTTATTATTCATATCTTGACTAAGGATCAACTTTCTTGGGCAGCTATTCAAGAACTGCTCTAAAAGATAAGCATCCAGCATGCACCGGTCTAACCAATCGGTGCATCAATTATCAAACCTATTCTCAACGAAATTAACCAACTCACATAACATGAATGAACCACCACATTCCCAAAACTCTAAGATAGTAGATCGATTCTTAACTAAGAAATCGGCTAACTTACCTTCTACATCTGAAAATGGGTATTCAACCCGTATATTATTACCATCAATTAAGTACTGAACTGCACATACCCGACCTGCTATTTTACTTGAGATGTACAACTTACCAGAACCGATTTCGAACATGACGAATTCGATCTGTGGTAAATCCCATTCATCTTCGGGTGGATCTAAGTTGAATATTTCTGTTAAGGTCATAGTAGCTCTCCAAGTACCCTCTAATCTTATCAACCAAAGGGTACAAAGTCAACCTTTTAAATTCCAGCTAACTGCTTAAAGCGAGCGATTTCAGAAGATTCTTCGGGGGCAGCGTGGATACCAACACTAGCTTGTTCAGGAGCCATACGTTCAATCAACTTCTTAACTGCATTAGCTGCTGATTCACCGAACTTCTTACCAACCATGATGGTTACTTTTTCTGGACCTAATGGGAATTTGTTTTCCATGTGGTCGTAGAAAGATTTAACGTATTCGAATAGTTCATTCATATCTACGTTACCGTGACCACGTTCTTCTTCATCGGAATCACCGCATTCAGAGGCTACGTCTTCTTTCTCAAGTTTTTCAACTTCAGTTTCACCAGTATCCGAATGTTCCGATTCATGACCATGTTCCCAATCGATTTGATCAACTACTTCAGGTGCTCGTTGTTGCAAGAAAGATTGAATCAAAGGAATCACGCATTTTTCAGGATCTTCGTTTGCAGATTTAACGATTGCTCTATTCAAAGCGGGTTCATCGATAATACCTTTTAGGCTTTCAATGGCATTCAACCCATCGATACCAGCAGGTAAAGGTTCTTTAACCAAGTCTTGTAGTTCAGCAATAGCAGACTTTTGATTTTCTGGGTCAGTGCTAACAATAGCATCTTCTTCACCTAAGTTCATAGCCCATTGTTCAAATTTAGACATTGGGTCAATAGCCGAGATTTCTTCAGAAACAGGTTCATCTGAAGAAGTCATACTAACAATATCAGAATACTCGATGCCGTTTTCTTGCATCAATCTATAGATAACAGGGAACACGGATGCGATATCTTCTTTGAAGTTACGTACAGTGAACTTATCTTTGTATTCTTCAACTACAGATTGCGGCATTTCCATTGGTGCGGCAGCTTTGAAGTTTTCTTTGTATGATTCGTAGTGATGTTGTTTTGCCAATTTGTGTAAAGTTTCGCGTAGGTGGTCCAATTGGGCAGTACTACGTTCTACCATATTATTAGTATCTGAATTCATCAAATCGTTTCTAACAACATAGTTACCAAAACTTTTCAACTGTGCAATTTCTTCACTCATACCAGTAATAGATTTACCAAGTTCATCATAAGGCAACCCACCATTAGCAACATGGCGTTGCATAGCTCTAGCACCAGCCAAGTGTTTGAATGGGTATTTGAATCTTTCACCATCACTATTCTCTACGAATAGGGCTGAGATGTTGCGTGAACGAGACCCAGGTGCCATATCATCATTCAAGGTTTTACTGTGCTTGATAATTAATCGTGTATCCATCAACTTCTGATAGCTTACGTTTTTAGTACCATAAAGGTTACTTTCACTCATTATACTTTCTCCAATTGGTGCTGGTGTTGCAGATTTTGCATTTTGGCTCAAGAACGAATAGTCTCTTTGATCTAGGTTGTCTTTGGCAATGTCTCTAGGATCGAAGTTTAACAGCCTGCGTTTTGCAAATATCCTTAACTCCTTTAAAAACCCATACCAGTTGTTCTTTTGATTTGTATCCATGGTTTCGGTAATTCCATGTGAGAAATATACCTTCATGGAATTCTGTTCAGCCAAACTAATACTCACATGACCAATAGCGGTTTCACCTTCCATATAATCAAAATCGAAGAAACGTGCATCCTCTGGGATAATAGTTATCTCACCAGACTCTGTTCCTAATTTTAGACCAGAGAATCTGCTACGTATTTTGTAAAATAAATCTGTTGCAATGTTATTTCGTGTATCCATAATCGGTATTTAGCCTATTCGGTGGGACTTTGGTCATTCAATTGACTGATGCCATCTAGTCGTTTCATGTCTTCTGTTGATAATCCTTCTAATCCAAAGACCTTTCTTGGATTAATATAAGGTACGATTCGCTGACTAATGATATTTACTGGGATGTTATCACCTGAGATAGTGTCATCGAGTTTGTTGTTTTTAGCATAGAACGAATACGTGCCATCGCCATAGAACCCAACCTGCAATTCCAAGTAATCCGTTATCCAATACAATTCTATCTCACCATCAAACTGAACTTCTACGGTTGGTTGTTTAGTCCCAGGTAGTAATTGCTGTAGGAATACGATTGCATCGTCTATAGCATTTTCATTCAATTTGTCGTGTTCTTCGTATTTTAAGTTGTGTATTTCGTCCATTGTTTCTCTCTCGGTATTTCGCGGCATCCCTGAGAACTTCGGACGTCGTGTCCTCGGTTCACGGGATAACCGTGAATAGACGTTTAAATAACAGGTAGGCTACTGGTACTACTAGTAGCTGAACTGGTACTTTTGCTAACGGGACGTGTCCCGCTTTGCGGCATCCTTTTTTGTTTAGGTAACCCGGTGTTGTTGCCCAGTGCAACAAGTCCACCTCCGGTAAACCGAATAGCTTGCCCTTTTTGTAAAATATTACGGGCAGCATTTATGTCTCGATCATGATCAATACCGCAAACGGGGCAAATCCATGTCCGATCTTTAAGAGTTAAATCGTTGTGGATATGACCACAACTACTACAAGTTTTTGTTGTATTGCGTGCTGGTACAAGATGTACTTGTTTACCAACAAGCTCCGCCTTTTTTATCAAGATTTCACGGAATGCACTGATTCCGACTTGAGCGAATGATTTCCCTAGGCGTCTAGGGCTTTTTGTTTTCTTTTTACCACGAGACATCATGTTCTTCGTTTGTGTCTTTTCGATACAGATGTGGTCGTAGCCTTTAGTTATTTTATTTGCTGCTTTCTTATGAAAGTCATTTAATTGATTTGCCGATTTCTGATGAAGTGCGGCTATTTGTTTCTTGTATTTGTTGTATCTTCTTGAGTTCTTGGTGCATTTCGCGAGTTTACGCTGAAGCGCTTTCATACGGTCTTCAGTTCTTTCACGGAATCTTGGATTCTTGATCTTTTTACCAGTACTTAAGGTTGCAAAAGTAGTAAGACCTGGATCAATACCAACAGTTTTATAGGTTTTCGGTAAATGAGCCGTTGTTGATTTCGCATGAAATGAGACATAAAAGTTTCCAAGACTATCCTGCGATAATGTTACACCGCTAACGGTTGTATAATCAAATTTATTAGGTGAATCCGCAAAATCAGTTAATAGCTTTACATGACCAATTTTTGGAATAAATGCGTACATATACCCATTTTTCATATACAAATAGCAATCACCGGCATGTCTTAGTGATCTCTTGCTATATCGATTTTTAAATGTAGGAAAGTCATTTTGCTTCGTAAAGAACCGGTTAAATGCATCCAATAGATTAAGACGAGCTCCATCGATTACTCGATTAGATAGCTCTTTTAACCACGGGTTGTTATTTCTTAATTCTTTAACACTGCAGCATTTGGTAGAAATCTTACCAGTTATGGCATATTCGGCATTCACCAATGCAAGAAATTCGTTATATGCGAATACACAACCATCTACTGATTTATCGAACAAAGCGATCTGTACCTGATTCAACAGGCATTTCGTTTTGTATCCAGTGATTTTAGTAGATGTGCTCATATCTCTATTTAGTTAAATTAAAAATTGACTTGGTAAGCGATATCTGTATAATAACGGGTAAGACAGTAGCCGCTCATGCCAATTAAATGACCCTCGCGTCCTCTGCTCCGCTAGCGCGTCGCAACCCGTCCTAGGGGGTCACTCGGCTTCCTTGCCGAGTTCCATTGGTTGTCCTTTTTGTTATAGCTAAAAGATAATGGTTCATGGTTTATGGTTGGTCTCATGGGGTCAATTATCTTTTAGCTTATGATACGTGGGTTTCGATTATCTTTTAGAATCCACTACTAATAAAGATAGGCAATGGCATCTGATCTTCTGTCAATTTCTCAGACATCTTATCATATATAGATGGATCCCAGTCAGATAATACAGTTGCCATTCTTATAATAAGAAGAACCGCAGAAATCAAGTCATCATGCTCACCTGATTTAGCACCAAATCCAACACCACGTGAGATAAATGTTTTTAACTCGGACATAAGAACTTTAGAGTTAATCGTCATCTTACCAGTTTCTAATAGGTTTTTAAACTGGCTACACGCAGTGACTTTTGTTCTATGTGTAGTGTTAAACCCTTTACGGAACTTTCTGATATGACCTTTCTTAATCGGTTCTGACAGGAATAACCCATGAAAGTTCTCCTCACCAATACTCTCAATAACGATCAAGGCAGCTTCACCTAGTGTATTATTCTCCATACTATAGTACGCAGTTGGTGCAAATCCACCCTTTTCAATACCACGATCATGTATATACGACAATATATCTCTTAGATGTCTGATTTGTGTTTGCACCGGTGTAGTGTTATGTCGCCATTCACCAACCTGTTCCATACTTGGCATTTCAAATACTTGCATAGCTGCATAGTCACCACCAGTGCCCAAACTTGGATCTAATGATATCAAATAGGTTGAACGTGGGTCAATCTCTTTATACCATCGTGTTTGTCCCATTGTGTAGATAGGGTCGATAGCGGTTAACTCCGATAATTTTGTTGCACTAATCAACGTTTCGTCGTTAATCAGGAACTCACATTCGAATTCACGACGAAATTTTTCTGAATGCATTTTGGCTCGTTCAGCTGTAGCCCAGGCATCATCACGATCTGGGTGTTCACGCCAATGTGCGAAGAAAGGATAAAAGCCGTTTATCCCAACTTTTTGCTCAATTCCGTTCGCATCGAACTTCTTATTAGCAGCATGCCAAATCTCAGCAAATTGATCCTCGTCACTGTTTGGAGTTGATGTGATAATACATCTACCACCAGTAGACAACGTCGGTGATAACGCAGTCCAGAACTCACGTGCTTTCTCCGGTGGATTCACAAATGACAATTCGTCGCAGTTACTTGATTTTAAACGACTTTTTCCTACAAGGAAAACGTGATCGGCGTCGTGGACTTCAACTATATCGAAAACATCGGTTGTTTTATCAAATTCGATTGATTCGATTTCAACTTGGCCATCTACTGTATCTAAAAGATAACCGACCTCAAGTTCACTTACTCTGGTTTTCGTACCATTGCTGATGAATTTATGGGGTGCTGTTGCAGATACCGAATCACCATTGGTAAATGTTATTTTAAAGAGTTCTTTACCTGATGCTAACCGGACGCCATTGAAGTCACGCCAACCAACAGGTGTTAATATTTCGTATTCATTGTTTCTAACAAGCATAATGTTCCTTACATATGTTTTATCTCTATTTACCTAAAAGATAATAGTTGCATAACGTATACATATATGATATAGTTACCATACCAATAACTTACATTTTCATATCTGCATGAACTTTAACTTAGAATTAGCACCGAAAAAAACTGAGATTATAACGACTTGGGAAGATGCAATTGATTACTGCAATAACCTAGAAGTAGACGGGAAATACGACTGGAGATTACCAACATATGAAGAGTTGTTAGTTGTACGGGAGCAATACTTACAAGAAGTTAGATTAGATACTAAGTTATGTGATGCGTATGTTGATGGTTCAGTTGAGACCCCAGATTATTGGACTTGCGATTATGATATTACCGATCCTGACAAAGATGACGATGGCGTGGAACCTTATGCGGTGATTCAAACCTATGATTTTCTAACCGAGGTTCATGATATTGCGTTTGATGATTGGGAATTACATGTTAGAGCTGTTAGAACAAAAGAACCGTTCAACAGTATTCCAGTTGAATTAGCACCACGATCTTATATCAAAGACGTTACATTAGAAGAAGCACAGTTGTATTGTTTTTCACTTACCATTGATGGAAAGATTGGCTGGCGGTTTCCTACTCCTAAAGAATGCTATCACTTTAACTTCATGCATGGAATGTATTGGCATTCTGATGATATCGGTGATGACCCAAATGAAATGTATTTAATTCACCCAGTAAGAGATATCAAATGACCCTAGAATTCTACGAAACCAAATTAAGTATGGACTGGGATACTGCCAAATTTTACTGCTTTGCATTAAATGTAGATGGTAGAATTGGGTGGAGATTACCGACTGAAGAAGAGTTTAGGAAGTTTAGAGCATTTACAGGAATTCACTGGTATTGGTCGAGTGAAGAGCAAGGTGATCGACATGCTAAAAGTTTGTACCCATTTCCAGATCTTGTTGAACATGACACTGATTTGAAAAGTTGTAAATGGAGTGTGCTTGCTGTTCGTGATGTCTAAAAGATAATCGAAAAAGCCCTTGACAACCCAATCCAAATAGATTACAATTAACTATACTAAAGAATTACCCGAGATACCTTGAAAAATAGGTTGACAGTCCCCATAATCTAAGTTATAATTAATCATACTTATACAAAAGCAGTTACACAAAAGCAGTTTGCAGAGACCATCTCAATCATTACCGACACCAAGTCTATTACTCAATTATCTTTTAGAGACCATCTCAAATCAGTACCGACACAAAGTCTACTTACACAAAAGCAATTACTCTATTATCTTTTAGGCACCAGCCAAACCTTGCTCGTCGAATTACTAGATAGAACATAGAAAGACGAGAGAATTGCTAAGAAAGCCGCGCACAGGCGACCATTACGTGCCCTTAAACCTTGGACTACTTGATCACAAGGGATGGAAGTTCCGAAGTTAGCAACGGAGATATAACACACTACCCCACCAGATGAGTTATGGGATATGCCTTCATACAACCCATTTGTGTTATAGCAAAAAGATATACAAAGGCTAAAGATGGGTTGAGAAAACCCACGTCACATAAATGAGGTAGCAGTTGTTTATGTGGCCACCGTCAGATTAATAAGACTGAGCTCGAGGTACCGGCTGACCGCCTCTGTAATGCTCTACTGCTGCTGTGATGCGATACTTGTACGCAGAACTTTTCAATTACTTTAAACCCAATTGAGAATGCTTTGAATTAACCCGAGTTTTTCGGGTTAAGATGTTCCGCTCCACATACCGCAGTATTAAAAGCCTCTATAATAAAGCTATTAATGATTCTATCTTAAATCTATAGTTGTAGGAGCATATTAGATAATCCTAAAAGATAATAGATCCATTATATCCTACCTGCTTAAGCCACGCGCACGCACATTTTGAACCTAAAAGATAATTGCCTTATAGCTGTTTCCATTCGCGCACATACATTTTAGCTTTTTACCAGATGCACACGTACATTTTATATCTATTCGAACACATACATTTTAAACTAAAAGATAATTCATTAATAACTCACATCAATAAGATCATTAATAACATCAGTAATAAACATCATCTATAAGATCATCTATAATATCATTAATAATAACATCACATATAAAACATCAATAAGAACATCATAACTAAAAGATAATATACCTATTAAGACAATCATCTTTTAGTATTCTATTAATGGATAGTTACGTCTTTTAGTTTCATATTATATGTGCGAGCGTCAGCGAGCCATTAAGCAATAACCCGAACCTCTGGGTCAAGACGTTGATATAACGCAGCGAGTGAAATCTCTTCTTCTACAAGAGTTTCCTTGTGTCTGATACGAACAGTAGTATCGCCATCTAAGCAATAAATCAAAGAAAGCGACTTACCTCGACCTGTATTTTCAGTAGTGGTGGTTGCTTGGATACGAGCACCATTATCAAATTCGATTGTATTCCTGTTATATGAATAAACACCAGCACGAATAAAGTCTGGTAAGTTCTCATAGGCATACCGATATCTGTTCATAATATCTTGTGCACCGGCATATAGATGAGCAGCAATCAGTACTTGGGCTTCGGGTACGAACATGGTATACCAAAGTAGATAGCCACTAGCACAAGTAGTGTTATGTGTTGGTACTAGAGTTTTACCCACTAAAAATAGATGTTTCTTATCTGCCACTTGTAAGCATCTAACTGGTACAGATTTTGATTTGGTGATATTTTTAATATACACCCGTTCATTATTTGGGAAGTGAGTACTTAATCGTGCTTTATCCAATTTTTCAGATAAGGTAAAGAGTTTCAGGTGTTTGGTTGAGAAAGTAAGGAAGTAATTGGTTTTAAACTTACAGACTTCGACTTTCAAATGTGTTTTAACACCTAGTGTAGATAGGATAAATCGTACTTGTTCCGTTATCTTTTCGTTGTTATGTTTAAATGTACAGTATCCTGTATCGGTTACACTACCGCACACGTCCATAATACCTTGAATAAGTTGTAAACGAGTTTCAGAATCATTAATTAACATTTCATCTGGAAGGGTATTATCTTTGTTTAGAACAGGTTTTACCATGAATTCTAGGTTATTAACAGAGTACATACCCAATCGTTTACTATGTCGTCTTAGGGTTAATTCTGACATGGTAAGACCATGGGATTTGAACATCTCGTTGTATCTGGTATATTCATGGGTGTAACATCTTAATTGGTTTACTTCAGGGTCATTACCCATCCAAAGACCAACCAGATATGGATCTAGTTTCATTGGTTTCTTTTCGAATTCAATGAGTTTGGTATGATCCATACTAATTTTAACATTAGCCGTTTTAAACTTGGTGAATCGTTTAATTAAGTATTCTGTATTTTCGGTGATCAAGTCTTCGTAGCCTGGATCATACCAAGTCCATAGGTGATGAGCATCGGCAATGATCTTTTCGCCATGTGAGAATTCGATAGTATAGCAAGTACGATTTTTCATTGTTTCGGTAATGAAAGTTACTTCGGTTGGTGTACCTTTAGGTGTATAGATAGTATCACCGACTTGGATATCACCCATTCGTTTGAAACCGGTTGGTGTTAAAATTGGAGTTTCGTTGCAGATGGCTTTACCCATCTGACGTGGTAGCATAGCGATTGTATAAGTATTATCGTTATATGCTTGAATCAATCTTTCTTGATATTCGTATGGTTCAAATGGGATAGCACCTCTAGTTGGATGCTGGATTTTCAAGAAGTTTTTGCAGAAGTAAAGTGGACCAGTAACTGGATCCATACATTTCTCTAAGTGTTGTACTTGTTCAAGTGTGTATTGTTGTTTTTGATGTGCTCTTAAGATTTGAACGCCATCTAGGTTTCTGTTTGCCATCTTTGGTTATTTCCTTATGTGGTTTAATTAGTTGTATTTACCCTAAAAGATAATTGACTTATCGTGGATTATGTGCTAAAAACCTATAATAGATGTTGCGAGCTCCGCTAGGAGCGAGCCAATGTAAATACAAGAAAGGAGAACGCTATGACACAAGCAGAACAACAATTGACGGTTTATAATCAATTCAAAATTGGGTATGAAAAACTTCAAAGTGAACTAGGTGAATGCTACTATACTAAGAAGGCATTGGAAAACTTGAATCGCCAGTTTGAAATCTATAACATCTTAAACAGAAAAGGCACCGAGTAGGTGCCTTTCTTTTTGGTTAATCGAAAGATTAACGTGCTTTGATTTCAGCCAACCGTTGTTGTAAATCAAGTTTGATTGATTCTTTAAAGTCACGATCTTTCATAGCCATTGGGTTATCACCTTGCTTGTAACTATGTTTTACCATATCTTTTTCTTTATCGATGCCATTACTTTTACCAACTAGTTTGTCAGTATCAAAGGTTTTAGTATCTTTATTCGATGTGTTAGCTGATTGGAAGCCACCATCTAAATCTTCTTCGGTTTCTTCTTCATCACCAAAGAATTTATCTTGAATTTCTGATCCGATTTTAGCACCAGTAGAAGCACCTGCCAAAGATTTAGTGGCAATTCCACCGGCAATACCGCCTGCGATAGAACCAGCCATTCCTTCATCTTCGTCATTATCTAAATCACCGTCTTCATCACCATCTAAATCTGCTGGTTCTGGAAGCATTTTAAGGGGTTCTGGGTGATTGTTAGAAATGGTTAAGATATTTGGATCTGCTGATAAAGTAGGACCTTTGTCATCTTTAGGCATCATATCTGGGTTAACTTTAACCAGTAATCGCATTAGGCTAGAGATATCATCTAAGCCATTTGCATTCAAGCTAACTGTCATTGTAGGTGGGTTGTGTGGAGTAGTTGTATCCATTCCGCATTCACCAATTTTAACTTCGCTTTCTGTTAAGGGTTTGCTTAACTCACCCATTTTTGCCACTAGGCTGTGGAAATCCATGTTTAACTCCCGATGGCGCTATTAAGGCCAGTCTTATCTATTTTCTGTTTTGCAATCTTGTATTCGACGTTTTGACCAAATTCTTTTTTACGGTCTTTGGCTTGAGCAGCCAAACCTTTTAAGAAACCTTTGTTATATTCTGGACCGTAGTGGTCTTTTTGATTAATAGCAGGGGCTTCTTTGTAATGTGGGTCTGATAATAACGCATGACCAGAAGGAACTTGTTCACCAACTGGGATGTAATCAAGTGAAGGGTCTTCTGCGTTATGAACTCGAATAGACGATTCATCAACACCGGTTGATTTGATACGCTGTGCGATTTCAGGTGGAATCACTGGGTAATCACAAGTAATAGCAAACACATGAACTTCGCAATTTGCTTTATTTGGGAAGTCAATAGGTTGCTTTTGAATTGGTGTTGTCGTTGTTTTATCGAAATGCAACACTTTGAATTGTTCTAGTTTAGATTTCAAGGTACCTTCAAATTCATCAGGTAGCGGACCAGCAATCTTAACAACAAAGTTGTAGTCTTTTTTCGATTCTGCGAGATATTGATGTAGTGTTTTCATGATTATATTTAGCCTTTACCAGAAAGTTTGGACATCAACTCGTTTCTATCTAGGGTAACATAAGCAGTACCATCGATCATATCATCTTCTGGTGCTCTGTTTTCCATCTTAAGTTTCTTGAGTTGCATATCAACTGCTTTTAATTTCTTATCAATCTTAGCGGTATTCGCTGAGATTGAGTGCCCTAACATACTACTTGCTACTTCAAAGATTCTACTTGCATATCTGACTTCTACATTCATACCCAAGTCCATTAGGTCATCGTATGCAGCTTCTGCTTTCTTTGCAAGTTTTTCAAGTTCTCTTTCACCTAAGTTTTCTAACTCACGGATTCTAGGTAATCCCTTAGCCATCTCGGTGATTTCATTATAGCTTTGTTGAATACTAGCAACTTCAGCTTGTGTTTCTTCGTTTGACTTGATTTTAAGTGGTGCTTTTTCTTCGATATTAAGCAGAGTTTCAAGTTTTTTAGTCATTACTTCTTTCCTGAATGAAAGATATCATTTTCGGTTACAACACGAAAGGTGATATTCTTGTTATTACAATAAGCTCTAGCGGCTTCCCATTTAGCTAGGTTTTTAACATACTGTTGTTTGTTGTATTGACCTTTACCAACCTGTTCAACAAAGGTTTGGTTGGCTGGTTTTACTTCAATCAATTCAGCATGTGTTTTACCATTCTTATCTATGTATACAACGAAAAAGTCTGGAACATAAACGGTTTGTTTACCGGTAAATGGATTTCTATATGGAATTTTGATACTTTCACTAGCCCAGTTTTGAACACTTTGGTGTTCATCGAGCATTTTCATGAATACAAATTCCCAGCTAGAACGAGCTAAAGGAGTAGAAGTCCCAATGTATTTTTCTGGGTTCTTCATCTCAAATTTACCTTGTGCGAACTTAGGTCCCCTTGCCATTATGCTGCCACATTCCGGGTTATGTATTGTGCGTTATACACCTGTTTAAACCCTAGGGTTGAAGTTGGACTTCTATCACTATTAAGAATACCACCAACTAAGGTACTTAATTGAAGTGAATGCGAAGTTGATTTAACTTCTAGTGCATAAATCTTATTTGTATACTGTTTAAATAATCCTTTTTCACCACCAGTAACCGTGATTACGTCAGTGGTAAATAAGTCACTTGGTTGATCTAGGGTAAACGTAAAGGTGATAACGTCTTCAGTAGCAGTTTGTGAGTTATTTGTAACCGAAACTTTACCACGAAATAATCTAGAATCGACTACTGCATTTACATTATCAACCGATAAAGCAACTCGTTTTAAAGTATCTAATATCTTAAAGATGGGGGTTTGAGTGTTACCTTGAGTAATAACTAAATCGCCATTCGCAGATAGCGTGTAGATATAGCCTTTCTTTGCTTGTGTTAATAAAGCATTCGCAACAACACTTGCTGCATCTTCTGCAAAACCATAGCTTTCAAAAAAGCCAATCGCAAATTCGTATTCATTGGCTGCGAATTCTAATGGAGTAGTACCATAGTTGTTGAATAGAACCTTAGTGTAATTCGCACTATCGGTAGTTGTACTGGTTGGTAAATTAGATGTCATAAATTAGTACCATCATTGTTAAAATTACGAGGTCTTGCTATAGTTGTTGCCGTTTTTGTTAGGGTTGGCATTATCACAGCATTTCCAAACATTTGCATCGCAGTATTTGGAATTGCAGTACCAAAATCAATATTATTGGCGTTTCTCGCCAAATTCAAACCAGCACCAACTGTTCGTACTAAACCACCTATTGTAAAGATATCTCCACTAGCGACATTACCAAATATAGTTTCCATACCAGCCAGTAAACCACCGGGCCCACCAATAGTACTAGTGCCACCACCTGCGACTGAAAGTGGTGATGGGATTAAATCATAATGTAAGGTAGCAAACCCTTTTGGTGTATCTTGTGTTACCGTACCACCTGAATAAACAACGGATTCATATTCTAATTGCATCGTGCTTTCTAAATGTTCACCAGAGGCATGGTCAAGGGTACCATGTGCCCAATACTTGATTCTTGGGTTTATTAGGGTATAACCTAAGAATCTACCACGGCTCATTGAATAGATAGTAACTGACTTAAAAAATGGTACAGTTATGTTATTATCTAAACCGTATCTGTAGTTTTGCATTGGCATTGCATGTGGATCATACTTGGTCTCACTATATGCTGGTGTTGCAGTTCCAGTATGTCTATCAGCAATGTAATACCCGTAATACTGAGCCCACATTGCATTTGTAATACCATCCGCGTCATCGTGTAATTTGATTGTTATTGGTTCGTAATTATATCCAGTATAAACTACTTTCTTTCTATTATATTGATTTTTAGTAACAGTATCAAATGTTACCTTTGGCATATCAGTCGATTTGACTAACATACCAACTTCATTGGCATTTTTATTTGTAAAAGCAGGCGCATCCAACGCGTGTTTGTCAATTTCAAACTTAACATAAAAGGCAAATCGATGCCTTGGCGCAAGTCTAAATGTATCTGCTACAAATAAATTGGACGCGTGTCTCCAATCGGCACAAATGCCTTTTGGTTGAGTTATACCTTGGACGAATCCGTTGGCAAAATCTGATAAGTATCTAGTAAATGGATTTGACATACTTATATTTAGCCTATCTAGAATGGCTAAAAGATAATTGATTTGCAGTAGAACGCGAGGCACGTTAGTGCCGAGCCACTAACAACTAGTACAAAAAGAAAAACCCGCAATTGCGGGTTTTTCAGTAAAGCTAGTAGTAAAACTAAATTTAGCCCTGTGATTCTGATGTAAGCTCTGTGCCAGCACCAGTAGAAGCATTAGAAGTAAGACTTCTTCCAACCGCAGCACCGATACCACCAGTTAATGATGTATCGGAATCACCTTCTTTCCATTGTTCCATATTATCAAAACGAATGGACATTGATACTTCAACTGCATCAGATGATTTGTATTCTAAACTTCCGTAATCAACTGACTGGATGAAGCAACCGTAAAGTACGGTTGTTTCAAGAATTTGTGCTTCATACGCACCGTTACCGCCATCCAATACTTCGATACGAGTAGTGAATTTGTAGTCGATACCGCTTCGTGCAGCCGCTTGTTCTTGAAAGTCAAATTGTTTCTGAACTTGTTGACCAACAAGAGCTTGTAAAACACCACCAACGTCATCGCGTACTACAAGAGTAACTGGTTTGAAAGTTGGTTTACCTGACAAATAAACTTTTGAGTTGTAAACGTCAAGCACAGTTTCTTCAAAATCAAATGAAGGACGTGTGACGCTAACCACTTGTTTAGACACTTCAACTGAAGAGTCAATACCGAAACCGAGCATGTTGACTCTGAAGCGGTACTTTTGTTTTGGCATCAACAGGGTTGTATTAGACCCCGAAAACGGTTTTACCGAAAAATTCTGTAAAGATGAAATTGACATTAGATTGCTCCTGTGTTTTTAACACGTAATGGAATATAGATAAACTCAACTGCTTTGATTGGAACAATCGCAATATCTACCCATAATTCGTTACGGTCGATCCGTGATGGTGTGTTGTTTGAAGTATCGCATACTACGACGTAGTCAGAGATAGCTCTTAAACCAACCAATTCTAATAACAAACTTTCACATGCTTGTTTGATTTCGTCACGGGTGATTCTGTCATTTGGTTCAAAGATATAAGGACGAGCCAAACGATTTAATTGTGTACGTAAGTAAACAACCAAACGAGATACGTTGATTCTATCCAATGCACTTGCGTTTTTCGCACGTGTTTTTTGACCAAAGTTAACATGACCAACACCAGTGAAGAATGTAATTGGGTTAACTTGTGCGTTATAAAGCGTATCACGTTGACCTTCGTTTAGTGCAACCGTTTGGAATTCACCAGTAGCTGCATCAATATAACCAACTGAAGAAGCGTTTGTGATACCACCGCGACGAGTACCAGCTGGAGCAAACCAAGGATAAGAAACATTATCGCTTAGGGTAATAGTTTTCAACATCATGTGACTTGAAGGAACTACAACATTTGCACCATCACGGTTAGTTGTATAACCTACTGGGTAGAATACTGATAAGTATTCATCATAAGTTACCATACCGTCATCACCGTTATTCAACACAGTTTTTTCATTGGTTGCCCACGAAGTTAACGATGTTGCATCCGCAGGTAATCTTAAAGGTACGTCACCAACGATGAATGAAGTTAAACCTCTTTCGATGTTTAAGTTAACCAATTCCATCATTACTTCTGGGTAGCCTGGACATGCCATCAAGTTGAAGTTTCTACGTTCTGAATCACGCAATTCATCACTAGTTTGGATTGCAGCAGAAAGAGCTTGAACAACAACGCTACGTTGTGCTTTACGACCAAAAGTACCAGAACCATCTTCATGATTTAAACTTGCAGTAACCCAACGATCTAAGTCATAAAGTTCCATACTTTCACCTGACAACCATGTGTGACCTAATGGTGAATTATCTTTGTCATAACGTGGGTTATCACCACCTACGGTGAAGTAGTTTTTATGGAAACGTTTTACGTTACCACCACTTCTACGCAAGTTCCAAAGTAACATACCTTTTGGATATAGGGCTGGATCTGGAGCATCTGGATCTAAGTAGTTGCTTAACAGTAAAGTTTCAATTGAAGCTGGTGTATTACCAGTCACACCTGAATCACCATAACGAGCATCAGCAAAAAGGATACCAGATTCAGTTTCTTGATCAGTTACATCAACTTTTTCCCATTTTTCAGCCGCAGCACCGCCACCTAAGTTACTGTTGTAACGATAGATAGTTGGGTAGTTTTCTGTATCAGCCGTTGAAATCCACAAATCACCAGTTTTGGTATCGATTGTGTATGGGTTTGAAGCAGCTACGATAGGTGCAACTGTAGTTCTACTTGCATCGTAATAAGGAGCAGTTGAACTTCTATAACCAACCCAAGTTTTACCATTGTGAACCATGATATCAACTTCAGAGATTTTTGTATCATACCAAAGTTGTTGATCAGCTGGAGCAGTTAATGGTTCTGCATCGGCAGCTTCAAAGTTTTTAGCCGCTAATGGTTGCCAGTTAGATGCAACAAAGTGATAATCATCACCAGCTGGTAAAGCATAGAAATTAGCAGTACCTAAACCAGTTTGCAAATCCACAGGTGTGAATAATTTAGTAATGAAATGGTTTGGTGAAGATGTGAAATCAGTAATTCTGAAATCACCACCCGCTTTGTGGAAGATTTGTAATTTGTTTTCAGCAGTAAATGCTGCTTGAACATAATCAAAACCTGCACTGTTGATTGCGTCAACTAAATCAACCGCGTCTTGGAACGTATTAGAAGCAGTTAGCGTAATAGTTTTAGCAGGTCTAATAGCAGATTCACCGATTGCAGTTTCTGCAATACTAAATGAGAATGTACCTGAACCAATTGAAGTTGCAGTTAATACTGGTGAAGTGATAAGTGTATTACCAGAAGCTGCTCTACGCCATAATCTGAATTTAGCAGTTTGTGGAGTTGTATCCCAACCTGTATTTTCATCAGCATTTACTTGTGTGAAAAGTGCATTTACTGGAATGTTAATACCACCCAACGTGCGGTCTAAACCATACAATGCTGCCGCAGCTGAAGTATACATCGGAGCATCGTGTGCTACCCATGAAGTAGTTGCTGCATCGTAACGTTTTACTCGTAATCTAGCACCAGAGTTTACTGCAGAGGTTTTAACCCAAACCGAACCACTTGGACGTTTGCCAGTTGGATAATCTGAAGCAGTAGCAGTATCAGTCAATTTCCATTCAGGAACGATTGTGTGTGGTGATTGTTGTAAAGCTGGACCGTAATAAGTGCCAACAGTAAAATTCAATTGTGTACTGATTTGTTGAGCAGTTGCAGTACCAGCAGCAATCACGATTGCATTGCTTAGTGAAGAATCACCAAGGCTACTGTCGTTAGCACCATCAGTGTACAAATACAATGAACTGTTTACATTTTTAGCAGTAATGCCTTTGATATTCGCTGCATTGATAGCAGAAACCAAATTATCAAGTGAAGTATCTGGTACAGTTACTTCGATATCATTGATGAAGATAGTTTTTGTAGCTAATGTTCCGATAATTGCACGTGCTGTACCTTTAACAGCTGGGAAACTAGCAGTCCATTCTTGGCTGCCAACAACAACCCAGTCACCTGCATTAACCGCAGCACCGTTTGCATAAGTGCCACCAGCAGATTTGTACCAAAGTACTGCGTTTTCTTTTGTACCATCAAACGTACCAGAACCATTAACTGTTTCGAATACAAGTGCGTAATCGCCGATTGAACCAATCGCTTTTGGTTTTCCACCATCAAGATTGCTAGCAGTTGCATCGTTTAAGATGATTGGTGTTTTAATTGTGAATTTTTGACCACCAGTTACACTAGCAGCACTGCCATTCCATTCGTGAATACCCCAAACCGAAGTTTTAGTATCAACCCACCAAGAACCGTCAGACGGTAATGCACCTGGTGCAGTATCTTTTCCAGCTAATTGGTCTAAGTCAACGTCAGCACGAATAATAAATGCAGAGTTACTAACTTCTAAAATGCTGTAAGCAGCAAGTAAACCATATTCGTTTCTTTCACCGCCATGCACCGCTGCTGATGAAGTCGCTTCGAAATACGGAGTACCATAGTAATCTGATAATTCTTTTTGGCTTGTAATTTTGAATACTTTACCGGCAGTCGCAGCTGTTGTATAAGTTGCGGTGTTAGTTGCCGAAGCATTTGATTTGTTTTGTCCTGTGGCAAGAACGATTAACGACGTAGTACCTGGTGCAGCAGGTGTGTAAAAACTCTCATCGATAACCGTTACTTCTACGCCGGGTGATTGTAATGCCATACTTTTAATCTCCTAAATGTAGTTTTACTAGGAGTATTTAGCAGGTTTTCAAAAATGGGTATCGAAACAGTTAGTGGTATTTTAACAGCAAAAGCCAGCAAGATGCTGGCTTTTAGTGGGTTTTTAATGGAGAATTAACATGAAAATAATTATACTATACGAATTTGACTCTTTTCCTCGACAAATTCAGCAACTTTGTCGTATAAATCATCAACAGTACCATCATTATTGATCAGTATATCGTATTTAGTACCTAACCAAGACCATTCACTTGCATGGATTTTCTTAGCTTGTAAACTATTAATACCAACGATAGAACCTTTTAATGCCAATTCAGCATCGGCATACCATTCAGGTAACTCACCACGCTGTACTCGAATAACCCAACCACCTAAATCACGAATAGCCTGAATCTCATTTGGAAATCGGCAATCACTAATCACAATACTTGTATTCGATTTGTTAATCTTATTTTCAAGACTAGCAACCCAAATATCATCATGAAAATTCTTTCTAGCCAACTCAGTACCCCAGTGTTGCAAAACCCATCTCGGGGTTAAGGTTGGCATTGATAATCTTTTAGACCAATAAGAGTCTACTTCTTCACGCCATTCACGGGATTCTTGGGTACGACCTTCTAACTGTTCTCTATCCCATCCAAATACATTGGCTACCGCATCTTTGAGTGAACTAGCAAAACTAAGTTGATTGAAGTCGTGAAATTGAGTTAAGTAATGCGCTATGGTATCTTTACCAGAACCAATGTTACCAACGATACCGATTACAAGTTTGTTTGACATGTGAATTTCCTAATGTGATATTAGGTTATTATATCGCATTTTGGAAGGGATGTAAAGAAGTATATAAAATTAGCTCGCACCTAGCGGTGCTCGCTATTGTGTGTGATTTGTATTAGTTTGCGAGTCGCGTTAGCGACGAGCCGTATAGACAATGTAGGTTAATTATCTTTTAGGTAAAAACCTTATATAAATCAAGCAATTATCCAATGATCCATGAGTAGCTCCCATTACCACCTGTAACAGAAGTAGTCAAATCGACCATCAACTTCTCAATCTCAGCATTTCCTTCTGCTTTCAATTGGGCACCATTGAGTGTACCACCACCTTGTGGACCAGCAATAGTTGAAAACTTCTCACGTGCTTGACCCAAAATTATCTTGCAATTGGCAAGGGTGTAATCTTTAATCCATTGACCAGCGTAGGTATCGTTAATGATTGCACTATCAGGTCGTGTATTATAAACATGTAGCAGAACTTCTTCCTCACCACGTGGCCGTTGTTCGATAAACAACTTACGAGATTGTGGATTCCAGGTGAATGCGATATAAGAACCAAACATCTTACCAACTAATTCTTGATATTGTGCAAACAATTCATAGGTCAATAAACCACCCATATTAGTTGAACTTAACAAGTAAGTATTCGTATAAGCCATATTGAATGGTTCAAATACGGTACCACCTGTACCATTTCCAGTACGAGAACCAACTGAACGTCTAAAGATTTGACGAACTTGTTGGATTTCTTGTGGTAGGATGTAAGTGTTTTGACTTTCTGTTAAGGTCAAGAAAGCATAACTTTCCTCCACGGAATTATCACCGCGTTGTCTAAATGTAGCAAGTGCTCGATTTAATGCAGTTTCATAATGGATTGGATCCAATTCCACGGATATGAGGCCATCGCCCAACATAACTCGGCAGTAATCATATACTTCTTGTTTTAGTTTATCTATGTTGCTCATATAAGTAGGTATTACTCCGTTATGTTTATGATAAATACGATTGCAATTCGCAATCCTAACTACTTCAATGCCTCAAGAGGACATCAACTATGGTATTTATCAATAATAAGTATACTAACACGTATTTCAAAATAATCAAAGCAGCACAAGCGCGGGTATCAATAGATGGATACACCGAAAATCATCATATCATTCCAAAATGTTTAGGTGGTAGTAATGAAAAAGACAATTTAGTTAGATTAACGGCTAGGGAACATTTTATATGCCATTACATGCTTACTAAAATGGTAAGTTCTACCAGACATCGATTCCAATTAGGTAAAGCATTTAATTGTATGTTATACGTTTCAAAACCAGGGCAGCCACGATATAAAGTGTCTAGTAGGTCTTTTGAAAGTTTTAGAAAACATTATTCGAACCTGTTTAGTGAACAACAGAAAGGCGATAAAAATCCAATGTACGGAAAAGTGGTGTCGGAAGAAACTCGCAAGAAACTTTCAATTGCAATTAAAAATTCCGGTTATGTACCATCGGCTGCGATTCGACGTAAACTAAGTGATGCAAATAAAGGGAAAATCTTATCGAAAGAAACTAGAGCTAAAATTTCCAAAGCAAAGAAAGGACGTGTATCAGGTGAAAATAATCCAATGTTTGGAGTTGCACACACAGACGAATCTAAGAAGAAAATGTCCGATTCTAAAAAAGGAAGTATACCGTGGAATAAAGGAAAGAACCACACTAACGAAACTCGGCTAAAATTGGCAACTAGAGCAAAAAATAGAGAACGTCAGGTATGTAGTCATTGCGGTATAGAGTGTGATGTATCGAATTACAAAAGATGGCATGGTGACAACTGCAAGCATCGTTTGCCATAAATATCATTAAACTAGGAGATTCAAGTGCCGAGACTTTCACTCTACAGGCCGGAAAAAGGCAGCGATTACAAGTTTATAGACAATACCATCTGGGAAATGTTCCAAGTAGGTGGAGTAGATGTGCTTGTCCACCGTTATATTGGACCAGGTGATTCAGCTGAAAACACACCAACCACACCCGTATATTCAACAGACGACCCAACCCACATTCAAGATTTACTCTTTTTAGAAAATAGAGATAGAAAGTACGATCCATCTGTTTATGTTCTAAGAGGTCATTACAATGTACAAGATATTGATTTTAACTTAAGTCAGTTTGGTTTATTCTTACAGAACGATACTATTTTCGTTAGTTTTCATATCAATGATACAGTCGAAAAGTTAGGAAGAAAGATAATATCAGGTGATGTTATTGAGTTACCACATCTTAAAGATGAGTATGCGTTAAATGATTTACAATTTGCACTAAAACGATTCTATGTAGTAGAAGAAGTAAGCCGAGCAAGTCAAGGATTTTCTGCACTTTGGTATCCACATTTATACAGAGCAAAATGCAAACCATTAGTTGATAGTCAAGAATTCAAAGATATCTTAAGTGGATTGGCTGATGAAGATGGTGAAAGTGATTTGACTCTAAGAGATATTATGTCAACCTACGAAAAAGAAATGCAAATCACCCATGCAGTACTAGACCAAGCAGATGCTGATTTACCACTAAGTGGCTATTCTACTGAAAACTTCTATGTGATGAGACAAGATCGTTATGGCTTAGTTGAAATTGCGTCAGCTAGTTATGACATGTCAGTTTCTGCACAAGAGCAAGCTACTGATGAGCATGGTAATGTTATATTCGATGCAAACGGAGACCCTATCTATGTTGGAACAACAGCTTCAATGGCATTCCAAAGTCCGTCTGGTTATACTGGTACAGTTTCACCTACTTCACTACAGCCTAATACGTTAAATGGCTACTCTGGTTATTTGGTTGGTGATGGTTTACCACCCAACGGTGCACAGTTCACTGCCGGTATTTCATTCCCGATCGCACCTGTTAACGGACAATTTTGTTTAAGAACAGATTACCAACCAAAAAGATTATTCCAATTTGATGGTTTAAGATGGATTAAAATTGAAGACTCGGTACGTATGAACGTTAATAACTTTGGTTATAGCGATACTGGTGTTGGTGATGAGTTTGAAGGTAAAGCAGTCAGACAAAACCAAAAAGGTACGTTTATTAATAATGATACAGTAGCAACTATTGATGGACACGTAATTAAAGAAAAACAAAGTCTATCTAAAGCATTAAGACCAGAGGCGGATTAAACTATGGACTACAACTACGATGGTCAGATAAGAAGATATGTTACCCAGTTTATGCGAATCTTTATTGGATTCAAGTACAGAACAGGTGGAACCAATTCAGAAGATAGACATGTCCCAGTTATGTATGGTGATATGACGCGACAAGTGGCTAGTATCATCAAAGACAACTCAGAAAATAAAATGTCAACAGTTCCAAGATTCGGTTGCTATATTACCGGATTGGAAATGGATAGAGATAGAACTTCTGATTCTACTTTTGTTAGTAAAATCAATATAAGACAGCGAAGTTATACTGGTTCGGGTGCTACTGTTGAATATCAAAATACACAAGGTGGTAACTATACTGTAGAACGGTTAATGCCATCTCCGTATACGTTAACAATGAAAACTGATTTATGGACCAGTAATACTGACCAAAAATTGCAGTTAATTGAACAAATCTTGATGCTATTCAACCCAACCTTGGAATTACAAACCAATGATAATTTCGTTGATTGGGCTAGCTTATCAGTTGTTAATATGAAGAATATTACCTTTACTTCACGTCAAATTCCACAAGGATTAGAATCAGAAATAGATGTTTGTAGCTTAGAGTTTACTATTCCTATTTGGATTTCTCCACCTGCCAAAGTTAAGAAAATGGGTATTGTTCAATCTGTTATTGCCAATGTCTTTACTGAAAGTGGTGATTTGGTTAATATTGATCAACTTATATTTGATCATATTACTGCTAATGTTAGGGAAAGAGTTGATGTTCTTAACTTTAAAGTTGCCTTATTCAAAGCAGTTGATAAAGGACCTAATGTTTATGAACTAACATCAGTTGATTCGCATGTAAACTGGCATGCTATAGTAGAAGCTATTGGTAAAAAGACTCAACTAAGCCAAGTGCATTTCACACAACCTTCTGGTTATGATATGGTTGGTACGTTTGAAATTTGGGATATCGACCCAACTATTATCTTAGTTACCTTTGACCAAGACACAGTTCCCTCTAATACTATTATTGCGAGTACAGTCAATGGTGTTGCTGCACGTGGAACTATAGATGCGATTATCGACCCTTATAAGTTCAACCCACTCGAAGTATTTGGTAGTCAATCAGATATCCCAGTTGGTATTCGTTACTTAATACTCGATGACGTCAATTCAAGTATTAACACTGGAACTGCAAACTACGATGGACCAGATGCTTGGAAAAATTCAGATGGAAGTGATCCAGTTATTCATGCCGATTCACTGATAGAATGGAATGGTAGTTCATGGGTTACGGTTTGGGATATTAATACGCCAGGTAATCCTTGTATTCAAAATCTACGTACTGGTATCAAATATCGCTGGGATGGAACCCAATGGCTTAAAGCATTCGAAGGCGAATATGCATACGAATACTGGGGATTTAAACTAGATGCTTAATTCTAAAAGGGCTGGATTGCTCTACTTGGCAAAAAGTACTGGTAGAGTAATGCTTATTTTAGAGAATTCAAAATGGACTTTACCTACATTTATGCGGCTCAATTCTCTTTTAGAAGATTCCAGTGAATTAATGGGAATGTATGCGACTGGTAAGATAGTACCAATCGAACTTTATCTTTCTTCCGATAAAGGTTTTGAATTTGGAACTTATGTTTGTTTGGTTGAGTCCGAGTTCTTTGTATCGTCTGGAACTTTTGCATGGTGTGACCTGGTGTGTTTACCAGGTCACTTACATACTGGGTTGAAAACTACACTGGGTGATTCGATCATTCGAACGAAGATTGAAACCATATTACAACTCATAAATATTTAAAAACTTTAATAGGATACAACATGATTGAATACGATGAAACTAATATACTTCATGTATTGGTACATTATACCAAGAATGGTTTCACAGAAGATGCAAAAATGCATCAAAACCCATATGTAAGGTCTGCGTATTATTTCCACAATAAAACTGATAAAGATGCATTAACCGATGTTAGTGATGTAATTAGACTAGAAGCATACAAAAGATTTGGAATATCTAAGAAAGCATTAAAGGATACTGCAATGGTAATTAGAATTGTAGCATACCGTCATTTTGGATGCTGGAATGATGCACTGACTGATATTTCTCCAGAAATTAGATGGGAAGCATTTTTAAAATTATCATTAGATAATCCAATAATATTTAACTACGGTGTTAATAATGAGGATTACGCGTTTCAATTCAAATACTATTCTTACTTTGGTTGGAACCACCGTGCATTAAAGTCATCAAATGACATGATTAGATATAATGCGTATGAAATATTAGGATATACATTAGATTGTCTAAATGATACGTGTTATTACATAAGAATTGGAGCTTATCGAAAATTTGGATACACCCAACACGCGTTTGATGATTATGAAAATGCTATTAGGCTAGAAGCGTATGAACAACTTGGCTATAATGAAAACGCTTTTTATGATAATGATAGAACCATCCGGTTAAACGCCTATCTACAACTTGGATTTACCGAAAAAGCATTAATCGACCGCGATGACGAAATTCGAGATCTGGCAAAACTGTATTTTGATTGTTGAACTGATACAAAATCACGACTATATTGTGATTTTGTATCAACTATATTCAACACATGTTAACTGTACTTAGTTATGAAATAGTTCCATATCTAGTACCAGTTGTCGCCCAGGAAATATTAGAATTTCCGGTAACTGCTGCACCAGCACTACCACCGTTACCACCAGCACCAGAACCAACACTACTACCACCTTTACCACCAGCACCACCCTGCCCACCACCACCACCACCACCACCACCATTTCGATAGTATCCGTTGACCCCCGGACTCCCACCGTTACCTGGATTAAAACCATCACCCCGTACACCAGACTCAGCATTGTACGAGCGAGCAGAAGTAGTACTATCACCAAAACCACCTTGACCACCTTGACCACCTTTACCATTAGCAGCACCTGTACCAGCTAGACCAGTAATACCTACACCACTGTTTACAGTTGCTCCAGTTGTACCACTAGGACCAGCACCGCCACCACCAGCACCGCCACCACCAGCACCACCACCACCACCACCACCACATCCATAATTACCACCACCACCACCACCACCACCACCACCACCGTAAATTATACTATTATTAGTTATAGTAATTGCTGTGTTAACGGATAACGCAGTGCCACCTGCACCACCTGCTGAACCAGTTGTATAAGGATTACCACCTTTACCACCTGCACCACCTTTACCGAAGATAACTGCGTTAATGATAAAATTTATTTTTCTCCCTGGTGCCGCGATATCAGACGCGAATGTTATTGCAGGTGATGTGCTATCACTCGTTGTGGCTCCTGATAAAGTCAATGTGATATTGGCAATACCAGTCGGTGGCATCCCCCAAGAAGTTAATGTGGCCGCATTTATCGTTAGTGGGGTTGTTTGACCATTAAACGTATACGCCCAGTCTACTAAAGCTACATTTTTTGTGTTTGTTCGTCTATGGAATTTCATTAAACTACTCATTTATTTCTCCTTATACTAAATTCGTATTTTCTATGTATTACCAGTATTGTAAACCATCCACGGTATTATCTAAATCTGATGGAAGGAAAATCAATCCTACTAAAGTTTACTGTGTTGCGTCTTCTATCTGCTAATATTATTATCGATATTACCAGTGTTTACACGGTCATCAAAACTAAAATTGAAACAATCTTAGAATTGGAGATGGGCGGTTAGCAAAGCTAACCGCCCATATATATTACTTAATATCTTTGGATAGTACGAGGCCAGTCCAAGTAGTACCACCATCATATGTATAGAATCCAAGTGAATCCCTACCGGATGCAGTTAATGTTGGCGGTGTCCCAGCAGCCCATTTCATACCTGACCACCAAGTAATTGCAGCTGCACCGCCATTGGTCAAATTCAAAATAAATGAACCAACTGTACCAGTATCGGGAACGTTACTCACTGTTAATGTTGTCGCGGTTGATATGGTCTTTGTAAAATAGTTACCAGATGATAAGTTGATATCATTTGCAGCCATTGTAACATTAGTTTCTTTCAATCCAGTTATAGTAGGTGATGTACTAAGAACATTAGAACCAGTCCCCGATGATGTGGTTGTTCCAGTACCACCATTAGCTGTTGGTAATACACCGCTCACTTGAGAGGTTAATGATACCGCTAACGTTTGCCATGTAGCAGTACTTGTACCAGTGGCAATTAAAAATTGACCAGTCGTTGGATTAGCCGACGCGGTGGTTGTAACTGAACCAGTAGTAGTTTTCAACCCGCCAGCATATCCATTGATATTCAAATTATTCACTGGTGTAGTTGAGGTAACAACCAACGGCGCCGTACCAGTTGCTACATTTGATATTAATTGGGTTCCAGTTACAGTTGATGAAAAAGAACCAGTAGTCCCACTCAATGCCCCCGTTAATGTGGTTGCTGCTGCATTGAGAGCACCTACTTTCAATGATCCATAGGTTGCCGACGTGAAATCAACTGTTGTTGTTGGTACTGTTGTAATACCCTCGAATAATTTCCAAGTATTACTATCACTCGCATCACGAACAAGACCAGTATAATTATTAGTATTGTATAATCCTATTATACCAATATCAATAGAGTTTTCCGTATTACCAGTCGCTAACGTTATAATCGAATCAGTTACCGATATATTGTTAGTATTAATGATGTTATTTGTTCCATTTACTGTAAAGTTACCAGAAACAATTAAATTATTATTAACCGTAGTCGATCCAGTACTACCACCAACCGATAATGTTGTAGCAGCGCCTGCAAAATTCACATTAGTCGCAGTGGTGTTTATTAAACTAAATGTTGTACTTGGGGTAGTTATAGAAGTACTTATTGCTGGGCTAGTACTCATTACAACATTGCCAGTACCACTAACAGTTGATGCTCCCGTACCACCATTTGCGATTGGCAAAATACCAGTAACTTGCGTAGTTAAATCCACACCAGTTAATGCTCCACCTAGTGTCAAACTACCCGAATCTGTTACTGTTCCAGTAAGAGTAATACCATTCACGTTACCAGTCCCAGTTACATCGGTAACGGTTCCGGTTGCACTACTCCCACCGCTAACAGTTTGCCACGTTGCACTCGTGTTGCCAATCGCAACCAACACCTGACCGGCGGTAGGTGCATCAGAACCTGATATCGATATCACTCCGGTTGCTGTTTTTAATCCATACGCATTAACATCAGTTAATGTTGCCCCAGAAACCGAGCCGAATGATCCTGACCATGTCCCAGTTGTTATAGTGCCAACTGATGATAAACTTGATAGCGTAGAAACGGTAGAATCAACTAATGTTACAGTACCAGCAGGTAGGGTTGCATTAGTTGTATCAGTAGAAGTTAACGTTATACTATTAGCACCTGATGTGACTAAAGCAGAACCATCTGCCAGTGTTAATGTCGCACTAACCTCTGGTGCAGTAAATGCAACTTTGTTGATAGAAGTAGCAGTAGCTACTCCCAATACCGGTGTTACTAAGGTTGGGGTTGATGATAAAACTACACTACCCGTACCAGTACTATTTGTAACTCCAGTACCACCCAGTGTAACTGGTAATGTACCGGTGACCGTACTTGTAGATAAATCAACACTTAATGTACCACCAAGCGTCAAATTACCAGTGGATGTTACAGTACCTGACAATGATAATCCGTTGACAGTACCAGTACCGCTAACTGAGGTAACACCACTAGGGGCAGGCGTAACCCAACTAGCAGTTGTATCATTAGATGCCATTAATACTTGGCCGTTCGTTGGAGCAGTTGCTGAGGATACCGCAACTACACCTGTTGCTGTTTTTAAACCATACGCATTAACATTTGTTAAATTTGAACCAGAAACCGACCCAAATGATCCTGACCAAGTACCAGTTGTTATAGTACCAACTGATGCTAAACTTGACAGAGTAGTAACTGTAGAATCAACCAACGTCACAGTACCAGCTGGGAGTGTGGCGTTTGTAGTTCCAGTAGATGTTAATGTAATACTATTAGAACCTGAAGTGGCTAAGGTAGAGCCATCTGCAAGCGTTAATGTTGCCGAATTTGTCGGTGCAGTAAATGCAACTTTATTAATCGATGTTGCTGTTGCGACCCCCAATACTGGAGTTTTTAATGTTGGTGTGTCATCAACTACAAATGTACTACCAGTACCAGTTTGACTCGCAATAGACGTTGCGTTACCAATTGAAGTGATAACACCTGTCAAATTAGCATTTGTTTCTACTTTAGCTGCTTTTAAATTTGCAACAGTCGTGGTTGATGTTACTACAAATGGTGCTGTACCATCAGCGATAGTTGAAGTTAACTGTGTTGCAGAAACCCCACTACTAAAAGTTCCAGTAGTTGCATTTAACCCACCAATTTTTAAATTATCATAGACCGCACCTGTTAAATCTATGACGTTATCAACCGGCTCTGATACAACACCACTAAAAAGTTTCCATTCACTATCAGAGGCATCACGAATTAACCCGGTGTGAGTATGAACTCCATTGTTATATGCTGCAACGATACCAATATCTAATATATCAGCTGGGTTGTTATCTGCCAGGTATATTAACGGATCTTCAACGTTTATAACAGTGGCACTCAGTTGTGTAGCACCAGCACCAAACGTGATATTTCCAGCAACCTGTAAATCATGATTAATTGTGGTTATACCAGGTAATCCACTACCAATACCAATCGCAGTTGCTGCTCTTGCAAAATGAACAGTTGTAGCATTGGTATCTATCAAAGCAAAGGTAGTACTATCGGTGGTGATTGAAGTTGTGACATTAGGGGTTATTACAGTGGGCGTATCAGCAAACACCAACGATCCAGTACCAGTTTCGTCTGATATAACACCCGCTAATTCAGTTGAAGTAGTAGAAGCCAAATCAGATAATTTGTTCGCCTTGTAAACTACATCACCACCTGCAGCAAAATTCACAGAAGAAGAATCAGTACCAGTGAAGGTTAATGTATTATTTGCGGTTAACGTTTTTCCATCAGCTATTGTAAGTGTTGATCCATTTAATGGTACAGTAAATGTAACTTTATTAATACTAGTAGCTGTTGCAACTCCCAATGCTGGTGTTACTAATGTTGGAGTGTTAGCAAACACCAACGATCCAGTACCAGTTTCGTCTGATATAACACCCGCTAATTCAGTTGAAGTAGTAGAAGCCAAATCAGATAATTTGTTCGCCTTGTAAACTACATCACCACCTGCAGCAAAATTCACAGAAGAAGAATCAGTACCAGTGAAGGTTAATGTATTATTTGCGGTTAACGTTTTTCCATCAAGTATAGTAAGTGTCGAATTGGCTGCTGGTTTGGTGATAGTCACATTGTTAACTGACGTCGCATTAACCGTCGTAGAACTTAATGTTGGAATAGTTACGGTGTATGCACCAGAAAATGTTAAATCACCATTCAAAAACCACGATTGTGTAGTTGCTGAATTGATATCACCAGAAGCCATGTACAGTGCGTAATTTCCCGAACCATTAGCAGCACTTCCATACAAACCAATATTCATTCCACCAGCATGTGCATCTAACGCATAGCCACGTACACCGATCGATGAACCGGTGTCTGTTGTATCTGATACGTGTCCTTCACCAACAACACCACCTGATCTGGTACCACCGGCCGTATAACCAACACCATATACACCGATACCGTATACCGTTGTATCAGAACCATTTGCAGTGCCCTCTGCTAATAACCCAATGTTGTGTAATTCAGATGGTTTTGTAAATAACGTAGTATTAGAGATAGAAACTATTGTGTTTGGGAATCTATCAGCACCAGATGCAGTTCCAATTCTCAGTACGCTTGGTAATGTTATATCACCACCAACAATATTAAGACCGCCTTGGTTAATAGTAATACCGCCACTGGCTATTTCAAGGCCATGTTTTACAACGAAATTTTTACGCATTTTGCTTTCCTTTATAGGTAGTAGAACTAACGCACTCCGTTAGTCCATATTGACTGATGTCATTACATAATATTTAGGAGGTATTTTGATATTTCGTGGACAAAAAGAAGCAGCCCGAAGGCTGCTACTATCAATATAAACTACTAATTACACGTTACCAGATACTACAATTTCAGGCGAAGTACCCCCGGTTACGAACATTATCGTTGCAATACCACGAGCAGCCAATGACAACGGTGAAGATTTCGCTGCGGAAGTTCCAGAACTGTAAACCGTACCACCCGACCAAGAAATGTTTTGAGCAGATCCCGATCGGTTGTAGATTGAAATTACGTCACCTGCAATAAACACGCTGCTTGTAGGAATAGTAATACCACCTGTCGTAATGTTAATATTTTTACCATTATCCCCAGCAACTAACGTGTAAGCTGCAGATTTTGAAACTTGTGGAATAGAACGTAAATTACCAGAAACATCCGAAACAATACCATCCACCCCATTTACCGAACTTATCAACGGAACAATTGCACTTACCCACGTTTGCGCACCAATTGATGCAACGGTGTACGTTGCTGTCGTACCAGCTGTTTGTGTAGCAACTGCACCAGCAGCAGACGTCTGTATAGTAAGAGTACCTGTACTATTATTTGTAATGGTAAACCTTTTTCCAATTGATAGAGTCGCTGTGTCTGGTAACTTAACAGTTTGTGTAGTAGTACCAGTGAATACTTGCATTGATGTACTTGCATTTGTTAACGTGGTAGTACCAGCAGCGGTAGCTGTCGTGGTATAACCATCTGCAACTAATGCACCTGTAGTTGGTAATGTTACTGTTGTAGCAGCGGTAGCGGTTAGTGTTATGGGATATGCACCAGACGTTGTGAAATTACCAGCAGTTGATAGTGTAGAATTGTTTGCTAGTGTCAGAGTTGCGGTATTAGTCGGTGTTGTGATAGTTACTTTATTAAACACCGTCGATGCTGATGACAATAATGTTCCAGTAGTTGGTAATGTTACAGAGGTATCAGCGGTAGCGGTTAGTGTTATGGCATAAGCACCAGTCGTTGTAAAATTACCAGCGGTTGATAATGTGGAATTGTTTGCTAGTGTCAGCGTCGCGCCGTTTGCTGGTGCAGTTATCGTGACATTATTTAATGATGTACCTGTAATGGTACCGACTCTAATTGGAGAATAAGTAGCACTTGTGAAATCGACAGTAGTATCAGGTAATATTGGTACGTTATCGAATAATTTCCAAGTATTACTATCACTAGCATCCCGAACAAACCCGGTATATTTACTGGTAGTGTTGGAGTTGTATAACCCATAAAAACCAATATCTACTGAATTAACTGTATTACCACTAGCCATTGAAATCATCGGATCTTGGACATTGATACTAGTAGTGTTAATGATGTTATTTGTCCCATTAACAGTTAAATCACCACTTACCACTAGATTATTATTAACTGTTGTATTACCAGTCGCACTACCAACGGACAAGGCAGTTGCAGCACCGGCAAAGTTTACTGTGGTGGCATTCGCGTTAATTAAATTAAACGAAGTACTCGAAGTAGTTAACGAAGTGCCAATATCTGGACTAGTTGCTAGTACAAGATTTCCGGTTCCAGTAGAACTAGTTGTCCCAGAACCACCATTTACAACTGGTAATATACCAGTTATTTGTGTAGTTAAATCGACTCCCGATAACGTACCACCTAATGTTAAGTGACCATCGAGTGTTACCACGCCAGATAGGGTAATACCGTTAACCGTACCTTGTCCACTTACACTCGTTACCGTTCCAGTACTCCCCAAACTCTCAGGGATATCACTCCATTGAGCAGACGTAGCAGATATAGCAGTTAGCACTTGACCAACGGCTGGGGATGCTGTACCACTAACAACTACTGGAGAAGTTGTGGTTGCTAAAGCACCTGAAGCACCATCGATACTAACACCAGTGAGTGCCAAATCCCCAGACTCTCGATTCAGTGCGATTGTAGTATTACCAATATACACTGAACTATTAGCTAAAACAGTACTGGGAATAGTACCAGATAAGTTACCTGCTGTTAAGTCAGTTAAGTTAGCACCAGAAACAGCACCAAATGAAGCGGACCAAGTACCAGTAGTAACAGTACCAACTGTTGACAAATCAGATAATGCAGTTGTTGTGGTACTTACCAAAGTACCAGTAGTTGGTAAAGTTATAACAGAATCAGCGGTTGCTGTTAACGTAATACTGTGAGCACCGGAAGTCGCCAAGGTTGATCCGTTTGCTAATGTTAATACTGCAGAAGTATCAGGTTCGGTGATAGTGACTTTATTAACACCAGTAGTTGACAATTTACCTATTTGAAAATCATCGTACACCGCATCCGTCAGATCTAGTACATTACCAACTGGCTCGGAAGTAATCCCACTGAATAATTTCCATACTTTATCAGAAGCATCTCTGATTATACCGGTATGTAGGTGAACGTCGTTAATTTTATAAGCACCGATTATACCAACATCCAACGTATCAGCGACATTATTATCTGCTAAGTAAATCAATGGATCTTCGATATTAAGCACGGTGGCACTTAGTTGTGTAGCACCAGAACCAAACGTAATATTACCGGCAACAACTAAATCATTATTGATCGTGGTAGTACCAGTACCAGAAGATATATTCAATTCAGATGCAGCACCGGCAAAGTTTACTGTGGTGGCATTCGCGTTAATTAAATTAAACGAAGTACTCGGAGTCCCTAGTGATGTCCCAACTGTTATAGTAGCCAATGCTGCACTGTTACTTAATACCACGCTACCTGAACCAGTGGAAGTTGTTACACCCGTGCCACCAGACAATACAGGTAAAGCATTCGTTAAACTTAATGTTGGTATTGTAACAGCATATGCGCCAGAGAAAGTTAGATCTCCACCCAATGTCCATGATTGCGATGACCCGGTATAGATATTACCAGCTGGCATGTATAATGCATAATTCGTTAAACCATTAGCAGCACTTCCATACAAACCAATATTCATTCCACTGGCATGATTGTCTGATGAATACCCACGGACACCAATAGCCGATCCTGTATCTGTTGTATCGGATACATGCCCTTCACCAACAACACCACCGGAACGAGTGGCGCCTGCTGTATATCCAATACCGTAAACACCCACACCGTACACTGTAGTGTCTGAACTATTAGCGGTGCCTTCTGCTAATAACCCAATGTTGTGTAATTCAGATGGTTTTGTAGAAATTGTAGTATTAGAGATAGAAACTACGGTATTTGGGAATCTATCAGCACCAGATGCAGTTCCAATTCTCAGTACGCTTGGTAATGTTATATCACCACCAACAATATTAAGACCGCCTTGGTTAATAGTAATACCGCCACTGGCTATTTCAAGTCCATGTTTTACAACGAAATTTTTACTCATTTTGCTTTCCTTTATAGGTAGTAGAACTAACGCACTCCGTTAGCTCAGTGTGACGTATGTCATTGATAATATTTAGGAGGTATTTTGATATTTTGTGGACAAAAAGAAGCAGCCCGAAGGCTGCTTTGGAGTTCAACATGTTTGTGATTCCGGTATTGTATTTAGGTCTAAAAGATAATGCTACCGCGTTATACTACTGTCAATCCAACACCGTTGATTAACCATTTACTTGTAGTAGTTTTGATAGCAGTTGCAATACCATCAGCTGCTAATTTTACAGATAAGCTAGCAACAAACCCAGTCCCAGCTAATACCAATGATGTGCCTGTAGCAGTAATTGTTACATCACCAGCACCGCTATCATTAATAAAAGTCAATACACTACCAATTGGGAACGGTTCATTTCCATCGATGTAATAAGTTACTGCACCAGAATCGGTATGGAACCAGTGTTTACCAACATCCGTTAAGCCTGGACCACCTTGCGAATTTTGGATAACTTGTGGCATGTCAATGTAACCAACTGTAATATCACCGGCTGGAAATGTTGCAATTGTATCCAATGTTGTTTTCAGGGTTAACGAATGAGCACCATTGGTAGCTAACGTTGAACCATTGAATAATGTCAGTGTGGCATTAGCTGAGGGTTGTGTTATTGTTACCTTGTTAATTGAAGTTGCTGTGGCAACTCCAATCGTTGGGGTAGTCAATACTGGACTAGAAGCCAATACAACATTTCCGGTACCTGTCGCTGCGGATGCGCCAGTTCCGCCATGTAGTACTGGTAAAATGCCAGTTGCCGCCGCGAGATCTACACTACTACCAGTATTTCCCGTTATCGTCACCGTTACATCACCAGCAGCTAAACCAGCCGCAACATCTGCAATTTTTTGATCAGTTGTCGATCTGTCATAAACACCATTACCACCAATCATCGCAGGTAAAATACCAGTAAATGTAGTACCAGAGATTGTAGCACCAGTGATTGTTACACCTGTAATATTACCAGTTGTCAAAACATTACCAGAAAATGTACCTTTTCTTGCGGTTAAATCATTTACTGTAAGATCACCAGTGGTTGCAGTCGCCTTGAACGTACTACCAACTGCTAAATCACCAGTAAAAGTTCCTTTAACACCAGATACATCACCGGTGAATACACCTTTTACTGCTGCTAAGTCACCTATTTTTAATTTATCATAAACTGCATTAGTGAAATCAACTGTTATTCCTGGCGCATCGGTAACCCCACTAAATAATTTCCAAATACCATCACTCGCATCACGGACTAATCCAGTGTATGGGTGTGTTGGGTTTGGTGGACTGCCGACATTATAGGCTGCGTAAAGTCCGATATCTACTGAATCATACGCGTTCCCATCAGCTAAGAAAATTAATGGGTCTACTACCGAAATAGTAGATGCATTAATGGTATTTGAGCCATTAAACGTTAACGTACCAGCAACAACCAAATCGTGATTGATTGTTGTTGTACCAGGTAATGCAGCACCAATATTAATTATGTTTGCAGCACCAGCAAAGTTCACAGTAGTCGCAGTGCCATTAACCAAGTTAAATGTAGTTGCAGGTGTTGTAATTGACGACGTAGTTCCATTACCAACCGCAACAACCGCATTCTTTAAATTAGTGGTTGTACCAGCCGTAGCAGATCCAACATTAATGGTTGTACCAGCACCAGCAAGATTAACTGCAGTTGCAGTGTCATTGACTAAGTTAAATGTAGTTGCAGGTGTTGTAATTGACGAAGTAGTTCCATTACCAACCGCAATAACTGAATTCTTTAAATTAGTGGTTGTACCAATAGTACCTGAACCAACATTGATAGTTGTACCAGCACCAGCAAGATTAACGGTTGTTGCAATCGAATCAATCAAATTAAAAGTAGTAGCTGGGGTTGATAATGATGCATCACCATTCGCATTACCAATCTTAACTTCCGCATTTTTTAAATTTGTAATAGTACCAGTAGTGGCTAAACCAATATTGATGGTTGAACCAACACCCGCAAAGTTAATCGTGGATGCAGTACCATTAATCAAATTGAATGTTTCTGATGGTGTAGTTATTGCAGATGAACTACCAACACCAGTCGCATTCCCAACAGATAACTCTGGATTACGAACTGTAGTTTTACCAGTAATAGCACCGATACGAATTGCAGTACCAGCACCAGCAAAGTTCACTGTGGTTGCGGTATCATCAATTAAGTTAAAGGTAGTAGCTGGAGTTGTTAATGATGCATTGCCATTCGCATTACCAATCTTAACTTCCGCATTCTTCAAATTAGTAGTTGTACTAACCGCATCAGAACCAATATTAATCAATGTACCAGCACCAGCAAAGTTCACTGTAGCAGCATTGGTATTAACCAAACTAAACGTAGCGGCTGGTGTTGTAATGGCAGAAACAATACCATTGCCAACATTAAGAGTCGCATTCTTCAAATTAGTAGTTGTACTAACTGCATCAGAACCAATATTGAGTAATGTACCAGCACCAGCAAAGTTTACTGTAGTTGCTGTATCATTAACTAAATTAAAAGTAGCAGCAGGTGTTGTAATGGCTGAAACCGTGCCATTACCAATAACAACGGTAGCATTTTTCAAATTAGTTGTAGTACCAGTAGTACCAGAACCAACATTAATCAATGTACCAGCACCTGCAAAGTTTACAGTCAATGCATTTTCATTCAATAAATCAAATGTAGAAGCAGGTGTTGTAATACCAGTACCAACAACTCTAATCTTTTCAATACCATCTACTGTAACTTTAACATACGATGTTCCACCTGCAGTTTCTGAATCATATACTAAAACATTACTGTTCTGATCTTCGATATGGCTAGTTGAAAAGTTACTAATAGCAGCATTAACCAATGAACGAGAGTAATCAGATACTGTTCGCATACTTGGAATGTAATCATCTGTTGGAACGTAAGATGACCCATCAATCCACATCAACGAATTTTTAATTACATAACCAGATACCGGAGTAATAGCAAATGTAGCACCGTTATCCGCATACTTAAACGTTGTATCAGTTCTATCAAGAATGATCTTATCAGACGCGTTAAACGCAGGAAACGTAGCACAGTGGATATCAACATAATCATTAATTGCCAATCCATGCGGTGTAGCAGTAGTTACCGTAATCATGTGCAACGTAGAACTACGCTCAATGTGCGTTATTGCTACCGAAGCTAATCGAGTATAATCTAATACTCGTGTTTCATACGCATTAGTACCAGCAACTTTAACCACACCAGTACCAGTATTAATTAAAGTCAAATCGCCATTGTCAGTACTAGCATCTGTTAATATTTTGCGTACTTGAAGATTACTATCTGCATAACTATAAGTCCCATCTGTTAATTTATGAGTTACCGTCCACGCGTTAACATCCTCATCAAATAAGAAATCCGCTCTATCCAACGATCCACGATCAATCTCAAGTCCAGATCTTCGTAAAGTAACACCAGTACCAGTTTCACCACGATTTAGGACAAGCACTACATCACTAATCACCTGAGAGTTAAATGTATGAGTTGTTCCCAATACATGCAAATCGCCAGTAACAGTTACTGAACCAATTTGCTCGCCTGTGTCAAACATGACATTAGCTCCACCGGCTCGTCTGGCTTTTATGGTATAATCACCATTAATTTGTATTACTTGTCCCATGGCTTACTCCTTATACGTATGGAGTCAATTTGATTTGATCAGCTGTTGAATCCGCATAGTTGGTCAATTCCCAACGATACTTGTTGTTGTTAAAATCAATCGCAGATTTTTTAGTTAACTTTCTCAAGTAAACTGGTGTATCAGCACCATCAATATAGCCAGTTAATCTCATTTCACCAGCCGCAGCAGGTGTACCAGCAACCAATCGTGCGATAACTTCAGTACCCGCACTGGTGTCGTGTACCAAATAAGTTCTTACACCACGTTGACGTACAATATACACGTCATTTTGATTACTTCCACCAATATACGCTTCGCAACGAATACCTGCATCACCGGTATATGTACCAAATACTAAAATACCATTCACATCTCTTTTTAACGGACGTCCCATTTGTTTTCTCCTTATAGTTGACGTTCTAGGTCTACGCAGAGGGATTCTGCATAATTACTTAGATACGGTATTTAGCCTTAATATTCAGGGATGCCAAGGCCAGGTGCATACATCATTCCATTGTAACTCCATGTATCTTTACCATCTTTAAGCATCTTATCACCAAACTTCATCATAGCCATTAATCGATTATGCTCGAAAAACTCCTTCCACGGGCTCGCTAATTTATAATTATTCACAGCACCTATAGTTCTCAAATCCTGCATAACCGCATATGCACACAGCTCAACCGAAGGCATCTCAATCTCAAAAATAGCAAATGGATTTGTATCAATCGCTAACTTACATAACAAAGGTGTCTTTTCTTTGACAAATCTAATATTTCTTGGATCTAACTCAATAGCTAACTTACATAACTCTTCATCTTGTTTAATTACGAACCTAAATGCCCTTGGATCATTCTGAATCGCAGACTTGCAAATATACCGTTCCTGCTTCTTTATAAACTGCAAAGCCATACCATCATCTTGCACAGCCATATGGCAAAGATACTGCGGTTTTTTCTTCGCATACTGTATAGCCATTCCATTCTGCTCTACCGCCGCATACCGAATACCTGCATCCTGATACTCAGCATACTTTAAATTCATCCCATTCCATAACATCGCATAATAACAAAACTCTGGATCACTCCAGTCATGAAAGTCAATTGTCAAATCATCGTCTTCATTCTCGTCAAAATAATAATATAAGATCTCTTCAATATCCATAATATATACCCTCTGTTTTAGTGTTGTTGGTATTTATTATGGTTGGAATTGTGGGTTTATGGATTTATCATGGGATTGTCATGGGATTAGAATGCAGAAAGCACCCGAAGGGTGCTTTCTTTTGGATGAAGTGTTAAATATCATGATCTTGATATACATCATATCCTGCATCATATGAAAGACCATAAAAGCACCAATTACCTTTGTAATGGCTAGTCCATTCTTTGGGGATAGAAAGTAAAGCCTGTGTTAGTATCACTTTCAGATGTTCTTTGATAATACCTTCTGGTATTTTATCGAATTTAACGTTACCGAACAACCGATAATCTTTCCGTATGGCATATAAGCACATTTCTGGTGATGGATTGTATATTCTGAGGAATGCTTCTGTGTTACGATCGATCGCATCCATGCACATCTTAGGAGTTTTGTGTTTCACATATCCAATCGCGCATGGATCTAGTTCAAGCGCATATTCCACCATTTTTGGATCTTGGTCATGAACAAACATTAACGCCATAGGATTATTCTTAATAGCCATCATGCAGATTTCCCGAGTTTGGGTTCTAACATGTTTCAATGCCAATCCATTGCACTCAACCGCCAATTTGCAATATTCTTCTGTTTGATTTGTTATATACTTCAACGAATATGGTCGTGACATAAGTGCATTGTAAATCAAATCATCAGTTTGTTCTTTCACAAATTGTATATTGTATCCATTGTGTGCGATTGCAAGTTCGAAGCATTCATCCTCATCAACCCAGTCAAATTCTGGTAGTGGTTGATCACTTTCTCGATAGTCATCAATTAATTTTGTTGCTGCATCCCAAAAAAAGGTTGGCACTTCTGTTTGAATTGTCATATAATATAATTCCAAGGTTAGAAAAAGGTAGGGTGCGCTAACACCCTACCAAAAAGATTAAATCACTAGTTCCCATTTACGAGATCCGCAACTCCACACGGATTTCATTTTTGGTTTACTGGTCGCGGAGGCAGCTTCGAATTCAATTTCGAATTCACTCTCCGTTTTGTACAAAATTGAACTACGATCACTTAAATACCAACATACAGGATCAACATCTTCGTTCATAGTAAATCCAAGTTCAGACATCATATCACCGCGTAACCATTCATTATCGGTATATGAAAATATAGTACTTGGATTTGCATCAAATATACATTGATCAAGCATAGCTGATGCTCCACCATCAACTACTGTATTGTATGAATATCTTGTAAGTTCTAGCACAGAACCAGTAACGGTGAATGACATCACTGAGATAATTTCATCGTTGCTGATTAATCCATAATGCAATGTACCACCTGCATAACCAAGTACATTGTAGGTCTCATGAAAATCACTGGCATCTTGGTCAGTAACGATAACCAGTTCACAATCAACCAAGTCAGCCTTGTCATCATTCAAACCCAACGCGTTAAGTAATTCCATTTTAACGGTTGGCTTTTTCGCATGCCACACACTTGAAAACAGTGAAATCAATTTAATTTCTTTGTTTTCAGCATCGAGAAACTTATCTCGGTGGTACATATCATACATGTGATCGATTTCAGTATGATGCCAATGAACGCCATTGTATTCAATTGCAATACCATAATCTGGTAAGAAGATATCGATTTCCTTACGATTACCAAGTAAACTTCTTGAGTTTCTAACGATTTTGGTAACACCAATATTTGTTAGAAACCTTACAACTTCCATTTCCTCAGAACTCTTAAATGGATCTCGCAAGCCCATTGAATTCAAATTTCTACACACCGTGCTTGGTTTTACATCCAACATGGTTGCAATCTCTTGAATTGTGAATTGATCAAACAATTTTTCAAGTTCGTCCCTATTATGCAAAGTGACGATATGTGGATTGTTTAAGCGTTTAGCCCACCAGTCAGAACCATAACGTTTCTTGAATGTTTTCGCGGCTTTCTTGCGATTTGAGTAATTTTCATCACCATATCGTGCTAAACGTGTTGCCTTTCCTTTTGCAGTTGCAAGTGCTACTTTACCTTTATCCGCATAAAATGCAGCATGCATTCGTCTAGCATGTGGCGTTTGCCCGATATTAGCAACACCATACGTAGCGATATTGGTAGCTGCACGTATTGCATTAGTCAGCTGCTGCTGTGCTGGTGTGACTAACTTCTTAGCTGCGATTACACTATTGCTAACCGAGTTTCTAGTACATCTACACGTACCAGCTTTACCACAGTTTTTGTAACCATCAGGGAATGATACAAAATTGCGGTTATTACCAAATTGACAAACTCTAACTGCGTTAGGGTTAAGGTAGTTGTACAACTTCTCTGGAACTTTCGCACCGTGACAAGGTTGCAACACACTCATAATATGTGGCATCTTACCAAGTTTAGCCGCTAACTGACGCTCGCCAGTTGTTTTAATTAGAACTTCAAGTTCTTCACGTATTGTCATAAATTTCTCCATGTTTTTCAGAAAGTACTGCAGCTTTCTTAGCTGCAATTGTTGACTTGAATTTGTCACGGAATGGTTTGTGCTTCATCGCACTTTTCACCCCATAACGATCCAACATTGTGGCATCTCTGGTTTCAAGCATACCAGATACTTTTTCCTCATCTTCCCAAACCTTGCTCATAACAGAGGAATGGGCTTTTCCTTTTTCTGGACATTTAAACGAACAGAAAGTCGCGTATCCAGTATCAAATGTTTCAAACCTTGCAATTTTACCACACGCACATCTTGATGGTATGGTATCATTTGCGATACAGTACATTGCTTCGTTGATTTTACGTGTACCGTGTAGTGTGCTGAACTCTGTAATATATGCCATCAACTCCGGTTTATTCCGTAAACGAGAGCCAATTGTTTTAGATGGATATGTTGCTATTTCTTTCAATGTGGTTATAATGTTATTCATTGTAATCTCCGTTTTTGTTAGTGTATACGTAGTATATATCAACTGCAGCGACGTGTCAACTATTATTTTCAATTATCTTTTAGAAAAAGACCATGCTTTTATCATGGTCTTTTGTAGTCCTAATCGTTATCTGCCGTATCAACGGAAGTAAACGATTTACCGAAACGTGCTTCTTTAACTTCATCGCGTTGTAAATTGTACGCCGAACCATACACTGCTGTCATGGTTTTCTCTCTATTTGATTTCATCTCGGCCTTTTTGTCGTCAGTTAAAGTTCCCCATCCAGCTTTTGATTTTTCTGAATGTTCCGCTTTAGTACATACACAGTTATTAACGTGACCACAATTAGTCAATCTACCGTCACCCCAACGACTCAATTTCTTATGATTACCGTGTGGGCATACGTTCGATACACCGTTAATCGCACTGAATATGTGAGTAGGTAAATGTTCAGTTGTAGCAGTGCTATTTTCCATTACCCACTTGTGCATTTCAGGTCTACTTTTTATCATAGCCGAATACGTTTTAGGGTGTTGATTAATTAAAGTTTCAATTAACTCTTTCATCGGGTTTCCTCTTGTTGTTAAAATTACAGGTTACGTTTACATTTTACACGTAGTTTTAACGATGTCAAGTATTATTTTTCAATTATCTTTTCGATAGGCAACAAAAAAGCACCCGAAGGTGCTTTTTTGGTAAGCCGTATAAGAACGTTCGACTTAGAAGAAAGAAGCCTGTGCAACAGTTACTTTACCCAAATAGTCGGCCGCGTTGCCCAAACTCGAACTCGAGTTTGTTAATTCTACGTAGCCATAACGCGTTAAAAATGAACAGGTTGGCTCGAACGTATTTGGATCGAGTACAACGCCGCTTGACATCAATGGAATGTAGGGCGCAAAGAAAGCCGCTGCGTCACTCTCGTTTTGGCCTTTGTAACCAATTAACACGTCATCATTTGCAGCATATGTGTTAACATAAACTTTCATTGCACTGTTCAATGTACCAACAAATTTAGTATTGGTTGGCGCTTCGAAAGTACCTTCAGTAGTACGAGCGAATGCTGAAGTAGTAGCTGATTGTAAGATAGTTAAAGCAGTTGGTGAAACAACAGCCCAGTTACCAGCACCACGACGTGTACGTTGTGCGATAGTGTTTGCAACACGGTTGATAGCAACAGCCAAGGAAGCGTGTTCATCACCAACGAAAGTAGCAACACCAGAAACTTGTGTTTGGTTCCAAGCAATAAGGTTGTTAGTACCAGCCAAAGTTGCCAAACTTGTTAAGATTTCTTGATCGATCTCAGCAGTGATTTCTTGCGCTAATGCAGCCATGATTTCTGCTTCGATGTCAATACCTTGTTGAGCTTGTGCATCTTGTGCAGCTTCGAAAGTCCAACGTGCTGACAATTTACGTGATTTCGCTTCAACAGTTTGTTTCAAGATTTGGATGCTTAATTGGTTACCAGCTACCGCTTCTTTCGCTGCAGTTGCATCGGCTTTACCATTAGTGTTACCAGAGTAACCTTCAGCAATTTTGAATGGTGATAATGCTTCGTCACCAGCAGTTGTTGAACCACCAGCCGAACCAGTGAAAGAGTTAGCATAACGCACACGAAGTGTGTGGATTTGGCCAACTGGACCAGTCATTGGTTGTACACCAATCAATTCGTTAGCGATAACAGTTGGCATCACACGACGAATAACTGGTAAGATAACGCGGTTTAATGTTGCAACGTTACCAGCAGAAGTAGCACCTGCAGTAGCAGATTCTGATAATTGTTTGCGGGTGTTTTCAAGGACAGTTGCCATAACTGTTCTTTTGGTACCTTGTAAGCCTTCCAAAAGAGCTTCTTTGGTTTCTGACCAACGTGATTCTAATAATTGTGACATATATGTTCTCCTTAAGCTGATAATCCCGCAAGTCTGCGGATGTCTGTGAGTTCGGCAGTCTTTTCACTGAAAGACGGTACCTGTTTGTTACCTGTAATCTCTGTAGATTCTGTAAGAGTTTTACGAGAAGTTCTAGCACCGCTATCTAAGACGGCAGGTAGGTATTTGTCGTAAGCTGCGTACAGTTTATCTGTTTGTACCGATTCGAGCAGTTCACTCATAACGATTCTTTTGTCGCCAACTAATGGGCCGAGAAGTTCGTTAAGAACGTCTTTGCGTTGAGTTGATTCTTTAAGAACGCGTACTTGAGCTTCTTTGCTTTCAGCGAGTTGTTTAGCTTGTACTACGATTTTTGCTGCTTCTTCCAACTCGATCTCTTTTTGTTGAATGACTTGCATCAATTTAACAGTTTCCGATTTCTCGTTAAGGTGACTAGCTGCGTATTCGCTGGCAAAACTTTCAAAAATTCTGCGACCGAAGTCATTTCTGCGAGCTGATTCGATATCTTCTTTCAGTTGCGTCATTTCTGCACGAAGACCTTTGGTCACGGTGCTTTCGATGATAGCTGCTGAATGAGCAATGAAATCTTTTTTGACTTCTTCGAACTTAGCTTTACTTTCTCTAACTAAACGAACTTTAGTTTCGGCTAAGTCTTTTTTGTCTGTGTGGAAATCTGCGATTTCTTTCGCTAGTGCATCCACGATAAAAGATTCCAATTTAGATACGTTGTCGGCTACTGCTCTACGGTCTTCATTAAGTTCGGCAAGTTCTTTGCTAAGGTTTTGCATAACGAAAGATTCCATGGCTTTGGTATCTTTAGCAATTTTCATAGCATATTTTGCTTTTGCTTCGATAAGTCCTTGACGGTCTTCAGCGAAATCTTGAAGTTCAGACGCTAATTTATCTGAAATCATGTTTTCGACAGCTTCTAGTAAGGAGGCTTTATCGTGCTCATATTTGTGAGCAAATTCTTCACGTAGAGTGGCAGTGACTTGATCACGGTTTTCTTGAATTCGACTTTCCCAAGCGTTTTCAATTTCCGATTTCATATCCTCGGAAATCACATTGTTTTCAAACAATTGTTTTACAAAATCCTGCATGTGATTCTCCTCTCTTGTGTGTATTTAGTTCAGGCCCTTGATGATGCGCATCAAGCTCTCTGAGATGTATTTCTGTGCTTTTGGGTCGCCTTGAACTTCTTGAGCGATACGTAAAGCGGTATTACCACCGGCTGTGTTCATGATATGTTCATAAACGGGAGTTGGGTAGGCACCTGGTGCGCTAGGTTGAGCGACGACATCTACGGTAATGATTTCAAAACCTTGGACATAGCCGTTGTTATCTACATCACCAGACCCTCTACTTGAAACTCCCAGTTTTACACCGGCTTCTAGCATGGATTCGATAAGTTTACCCATTGGAGTTGGTAAGATTTTAAGTTTACCGTAGCCGTTGGGACCGTCCATCCACATTTTGGTAATCATGTGGCTGACTCTATCGAGGTTAATTCGTAAGTCTGCTGGGTGGTCAACTTCGCCTAAAACTGAGTAGCCACCTGAGATCTGTTCGTTAAGAGTTTTAACAGCTTTACCGATTTCTTGAGAAGAGTAGACCCGTTGATTTGCATTTTTGATATCGCCTTGGATGCAGATACCGTTAAGATGCAAAGATTTTTGGTCACCTTCATTTGAGTGTTCAAGAACGATATGTGCTTGGTCAAAACTCAGATGTTCAGTTAAGGGAGTTCTCACGTTAGCTTCCTATCGTTTGTTGCGAAATAAGCTAGTTGAGTTCGCGCCATCGTCTGCTTTTTTAGGAGCAGCAGCTTTTTTGAAAGCATCGCCTGCTTTGCCACCTGGAACATTGATGTTGCCAGATTTCAAATCTTGTGCTTTAGGGTTAACTAAGCCACCTTGAGTGCCACCAGTTTCAGATGTGCCACCTTTTAAATTGGCAGTAGTACCGCCCATGTCATTTTTACCAGCTACGATAGACTTTGCGTTTGCGCCGTTGTCGCCGCCTTTAACAGTACCGATTTTTTCAACATATTCACGAACTGTTTCTAATTCGAAAGATTCGTTTTCGTCTTCAGAGTCATCGAATTCTGTATTCAATTCGTCAGTTGCATCACCACCGAATTCGTCATCGTTAGCTGCATCTGAACCAGTTAAGCCACGAAGTTCGTCAAATTTAGCTTGTAATTCGTCAACGATTTCATCTAAACTTTGGAAGATTTCTTCTTTAGAACCTTCTTCGCCTTCTTCTTCGTCACCGAATTCTTTTTCGCCGAATTGGTCATCGTCTTCGCCTTCTTCTTCGTCATCGCCGAAGTCGTCATCGTTAGCTGATTTACCGAAATCGAATGCTTCTTCGTATTCGTCATCACCAGCTTCGTCATCAGAATAAGATTCTTCTAACAAAGATTCGTAAATTTCGCGTGATTTAGCCACAACGTAGTCGTGGAATAATTCTTCCGCTTGTGTTCTGTTTTCATTAACGAGATGTTCTAACATCTCTTCAAGAATGGATGAGTTTGCCATCAGTGTTCTCCTTTGGGGTTTGATAAGTCTGTGTTGATATTTAACGCACTTGAAAAGAATGTATTCAAAATGCTTGTTTTTTGCTTAATTTCGCGTTATATTAGGAAATATGCTGTGAAATTCGCTATAACTAACTGTATTTAAGTTTTTTAAATTGCCGAAGATTTCAGGATTAAACGCGTTATCTTCAACAACTCTGGTAAACTTAATATGCTTAAACTCTTCGATTATCCGTTGTGTTTGGTTAACCCAATTACCGTAATAAGTAGCAGCTTCGTTACTCTTCTTATAATTGTATGTATCCGCGTAGACATTGTTGAATTTTCCATCGATGCCTTGAAAGTCAAAACCAAGGATGTAGATTTTCAAATGGCCATTAGATGCGGCAAACCAAAGAGCAGTTGGACCTGAGCTCCATCCTTTGTGTGGACTAAAGAAGTTAAGATTCTTTTTAGTATGAATCCCTCTATTGGGATTAGTCCAAACTTGGTGGGTTTCTTGGTATCCAGTTGAGACAATTTCATTGACCATTTTGGTATCGACTGCAATTAAGTAGTCTGGGTCAAATTCCCTATAAACTGCATTACAACCGTAAACAGTTCCATTTGTTGATAATTGAGAGCAATCAATAGCCAAGCGACTACGACCATTCCCTAAGACGAAAGCGGGACTATTGTTGGGCATCTACTGGTTTGGAATACATTTGAGAAATAAACCCTGCTTCTGCTTGCTTTTCAGCTTCATGGGCTTCGGTTGATAATCTCAATTGGTTAATTTGTCTTAAAGTCAATTTAATCTTACGGGTATCTGATTTCGTAAGAACAGAGCTATCCCGTGTCGCATCATATCGACGATCATTAGACATTCCATCGGAATTGTCGTTAAAATAAAAGAATTCAAGTAGTTTCATGGTTGTATTTAGCCTTCCGTAATTTGGCAGTATTACCGGTATTTAGGCTTTTGAAACAGTTGATTTTGATATGGCTCGTGCCTAGCGGCACTCGCAATAATATGGTGGAGTATTATAGTGAAATGTTATGGTGAATTTTAGATATTAAAAAGGCTACCTGAGTAGCCTATGGTGATTTAATCATCTTTTAGATCTCTGACTGGTCTGATAAAACAATCATCTTCGCATTCATTCCGTTCGAAACATTTGATGAAACGCCGATAACTAAAAGAAACTAACGTATCGGAATTAGTAAAATGTAACTCGTTTTCCAAATCATTATCAGAACCATGTATCATTCGCAATTCCTCAACTGTTGGGAATCGCCAACCATTACCTAGTGAGAATACGTAAAATTTAGCATCGTCGTGGGTTAGACGCTTTTCGAATGATTTAGGTGATATCTCAATCATCTTTTAGATCTCGGACAAAGACAGTATTATGTACATATTCGCCATTACGAGTTTGGAAATGTAGACCAGTGGGTTCCAACCACGCAGTATACTCTTTAGATGTTATACGGCCGGATTTGATTACATCACACCAGTATTGCATATACCAGAAACCGTTAAATCTTGGATGATTTTCAAGTAAGCAACCCATTTCTTCGTCACACGGTAATCTCCATCCGATCTTACCTTCTATGTTTAAAGCAAACGCGTAAAGTTTTGCATCCGCCCAAGTCAGTTGCCTACAGTAATGACTGGGTGCAATTTCTATATTCAAAGACTCGTAAACCTCGATTGGTTCAACTGGCTTAGGCTTTAGTTTTAAGGATTGCAGGAATT